GTTCCTTTGGCAGACTTTGGGTATGACGATTATGAATACCCAGCCACTGATGACCGCAAGCGTGGCCCTTCTGTTGGTTATGAAAAGTCTAAAAGCCCAGGTTATAAAGAAGAGGCAATCAAATTCTTTGACAAAACAAAAGATCTATGGTATATTGTTTTTCTGAAGACCACCCTTTGGGGCTCAATTTGGGACTCAACAGGTTTTGAGAAAATTAAAGAAGGTGATCCGAATGGTCTATTTGAAAGAATTCGACAAATGCAAATAGACAACAACTGGGATCCCAAAGGAAAGTATATTGTGGTTTCTTTCCCTTCATTGAGTGACGACATGTCTTCGCCAGATTGGCAGATTGTCCACGACATTATTGGGCACACAATTGAAGAATACCACCGAAAGCAATATGGCAGTTGGCTAGAAGTGGCTTATAACCCTAACTATAAGCAATCATTGGGTGCTATTCATGATGCATTGCCAAGGGAAATGAAAATTGCTTCCGCAGGACAATTGAGCGAAGACCGTGGGCCGGATATATATGCTGCCTTGTTTCTTGGCAAAGGCCCGGCCTTTGGCATCGAGGATATTCCAGAAGATGCGCGCTGGCTTTTTGAAGCTTTCACCGAGGTTGTCGATGCCTTTAAAGACAAGATCAAAGAAGGCGAGTTTTGGCAATTTGGGGGATGGGATTGATGAAACTTTTATTCGAGAACTGGCGAGTATTTCAGCTTAAAGAGATCTTTGATAGCCCCGTCGATGAAATTCAAAAACTAGGGGAAACAGAAAATGCCATTAGTTGGGGCTTCTCTGTGGACGGCATGCCCTATGAAATGATGATTAGTCGCTATACTGGCAGGGAAGATTTTAAATCATGGGAAGTAGAGTTTTACCATAAAAACACCACCAAGGCAACAAACTATGGCTTGAAAACAGGAACAAAGGTTATGTCTACTGTTCTTAAGATCCTTGAAGATTGGATTGAAGAAAATGAAGACAATTTCTTTGTTCTCGCTGCGCTTAGTGAAGGCGAAAACAGAACAAAACTTTACAACAGGCTTATGAAGGTTGTTGCCAAAAAGCTTGGCAAGAACTATGCTGTTGGAAAGTCTGGTACATCCTGGCTTGATGGTCAAACCCTGATAAATATTGGTCTTATTGAGAGAAAGGTAAATAACCTTGTTGCCCAATCAGAATGGAATGCTGCTAGGCGAGCAATTGCTACTGCCATACAAATCCTACACGAGGAAGGAATAAGAGAAGGCGAGGCCATGGATAGGGTTGTTGGAATATATAACAAAATCGAAGATGCACAACTTGGCCCGAAAGGAGAATGATGAAGCTCTTTCTCTTATTTAGCATTCTTTCTTGCGAGCCCCAAGAACCTCTTTCAAAGCGTGAACTAACTTATGAATTTGAGGATATCTGGTGGGAGGCAGAAGATAACCCGCTGGTTATGCCGGAAGAAGGCGTGGTTTGCTTTATCTTTGTTCAAGAAGAAGATCTTCAATCTGGCCTGGATGGCAGGATCTGGACTTGGTATGAGGGCGAAGATTTCAGCGGTGCTCTTACTGCTTTTGAGAAAACGCTAACAGGTTATTACATTCCTTATTATAATGTCGACCTTGAGATCCTTGTTGATGAAAATGGGCTTCTTACTTTAAAAGGCCGGCAAGGGATATTCTCATATTCCAGTCCACTTAAAAAATGTAGTTTATCGTCCTAGTTTGAACTATTTATAACGTGGAACTTTATGTGTATAACGCGAAACTTGATCGTGTGGTTGACGGCGATACCGTGGATGCGATGATTGACCTGGGGTTTGATACTTGGGTTTTTAAAAGAATTCGTCTCCTTGGCATAGATGCCCCTGAGACACGCACAAGGGATCTGGTCGAAAAGGAAGCCGGGTTCAAAACCAAGGCTCGCGTGGAGGCCCTTCTCGGTCCTGCGGGGAGCCCTTTTGTTTTGCATTCCGAGGGCCTGGATAAGTATGGCAGGTCGTTGGGCGTTATCTATGTTGAAAATACAAATATCAATGAACTTCTAGTTAAAGAAGGCTTGGCTGAGGTGTATGAATGAAACTACTACTTGAAAAATGGGAAGCATATCTTGAAGAGGGCAAGGCAGACGATATTGTTGCAAAATATCCAAACCTTAAGCCGGCTCTTGATGCTGGAATTAAGAAACCTCAACTACTCAACTGGATGGCCAAGCGTCTTGGTGATACGCCCATTGAAGATGCGATTGATGCTGTAAAAGCATTTGACAAAGCAAAGGCCTCGCTGAAATTAAAAAAGAAAAATACTGACATCTATGGCTACAAGACTGTTCAGGATCTTAAGGATATTGTTCAAGCCATTGGTCCATCAAGAAGTGAAAAAGACGCTCAACTTGAAAAAGAAAGAATCTTTGTTGGTGAGTTTGGCGATTGGAAGGTTGAAATGCCGCTCACAACAGCCTCGGCTTGCCAAATTGGCAAAGGAACGACATGGTGCACTGCTGCAACAAAAGCTGACAACATGTTTATGCATTATGCCGAAAAGGGCATTATTCTTTTCCATCTTACAAAAAGAGGAGAAAATCCAAAAGTAAATCCCGATGCTAAACTTAGTGTTGGCTTCAAGGAAGGTAAGCCTGTTTTGGGAGGAGACTTTGGCGGAGTAACTGTTAATGCACAAAATACAGGTCTTGACGCCAAGTCATTAAAAACTATCCTTGGAAACCAGTTTGATCCAATTATGAAAGCTATGCAGGCAGAATCGGATAAACAGGGTGGTTTACATCCAGCGGCCGCAGAAAAAGCAAAAAGACTAAAAAAGCAAAAAGAAGAATTCTTAAACGCGGCCGAAAGAGCGGGCATGGATCCAGAACTAAACAAAGAAATCTACGAAAAAACTCTGACAGGTGAGCTAGATCCAGAGGCTAAAAGAGAATATTTTGAGAAACTTTTTGCTTTGGAGCCTGATCCTGTAGTTGTTGACTTTTATGTGGAACTAGCACTTGGTCGGGGGCCTGGTGCGGGGATCCAAAGCGATCAGGCCGTACACATTCTTACCAGTGTTGCAAGGCCCGCTGCAATTGATCGCATCTTTGTTAAGGCCAAAGAAATGAACAAAGAAATCTTTGCTAGTTTTGCTGTCTTATTGGCAAGAAGTCCATATGTTCATGGCGAGGCTTTGGCTCGTTTAACAGAAATTCCCGTGTTTAACGATCCTGGTTTCGAAGGTCAAAGAGTTAGGTATAACGTTTTATCTAATGACAAACTACCGCTTGAAATAGCTTTAAAGTTTCTTGACAAATATGTTGCTATTTCACAGCAGCCAAAACAAAAAGGCGAGGCTTATAAAAAGCAGGTCGAAGCCCAAACTATGATTCGATACATGGCCTCAAGAAAAGACCTGCCGGCAGAAATGCTTAAAAAATTATCAATAACTTCTAATGATGCCGAAGTTCTCACAGATGTCGCCATGAATACCAATACCCCTCCAGATGTTTTGAGCGATTTAGCAAAAGATCGAACTTTCATGATCAAACTAGCAGTCGCAAAAAACCCATCAAGCCCTATGGCTGCCTTAGCAACAGTCTTAAAAACTGCCAAAACAGATTTTCCAGATGACACTGGCAGGCATAACCGGCAGCGTCAACAACTTGCAGATGCCGTTCAAAACAACCCGAACTATACAATGACGGGTAGAATCAAGGCAGGTGCTTCAGATCTTCTTAGAAGACTAGTTAAGGAAGAGCTTGAAGCCGTTCTTCGTGAAAAAGGTATAAAAAATTGATGAAACTTCTACTTGAGAATTGGAACAAATTTCTTAAAGAAAATTGGTCTGCTCCGCAAACACAAGAAGATTTAGATATTGTTTTCCAGATATTAGAGAAAGCCAAAATAGAAGGCTTTAGTGGCGCCTGCGCAGCAGCAGCCATTGCTATCAATAATGTTTTGTTTGACGGCGAAGGGACATTAGTTGCCGCAGTAAACAAACATTTGTGGAAAAAGAATGGCAGAATGACCGGGCACGTTGCTGTGTATTATGAGCCAGATGGAAGTTATTGGGATGCCGAAGGTGAGAAAGACTGGGAAGACATAGAATCTTGGGGGATGTTGGATCCAGAAGATTCTGATTATGAATTTCCAAATGAAGAAGCGGCTTATGAAGTCATTAGGCTGGAACCATCGGAAGACGAGTTGTTCGCGCAGTTCGGTGGATGTAGTTATCCAGAGAAAGTTCGGAAATTGCTTCGAGCAAAAGAGGAAATACTTGGACAATGAAACTCCTGCTCGAAAGATGGAACAAATTTCTTAAAGAGGAAAGCAATTCTCTACATCATACCTGCCCAGAAGCAGACCCTGCGGGCTTTAAGGTCTATTACAGAATTGACAGGAATAACCCGCCATCAATAGAGCAGATCTTAAACTGTTGGGTTAAGAACGAAGCTGCCATTTACGACAGCAATGTAAACCATCTAAAACCAGCACTTTATCAAACCGGCGATTTGACACCGTACAGAGAGTATCCAAGAGGATACTTAAGAAACCAACCAGAAACACAGCGTTATCAAGATCTAAAGAAAAGCATTGAGAAAAATGGTTTTCAAGAACCAATTATTGTTATGTTTGGTAAAAATGGAGTTGTTAAGATTGGTGAAGGAAATCACAGGCATGAAATTGGACTAGAACTTGGAATAGAGAAAATACCCGTAAGGTTTATTTTTTGGCAGAATGTTAGTAAGCCATCAACACAAGAACTTGACAACCTCTATGGGGACGAGGTGCAGGAGCCGGAAGAAAAGCCCCGTATGTCCGATCAGGAATACGAAGAACTTATGGCTTTAATCTTTGGGAAGGAAAAACAATGAAACTAATACTTGAAAAATGGAATAAATATATTGTTTCAGAAACAGTTGGTTGGCAAGGTGGGGAACCACTTACTCCTATTCAAACAGACAATGTTTTGTTTTTGAGCACAGAAGCCGATAATCGACCGGGTTTTGAGTCTTTTCTTGAAAATCAACTCTTTTCAGATGCTGACATTTATCCATTAACAGATCACATTGAAGAATTAGTGAGGCAGGTTCCCGCTCTTAGTAGTGAAAAAATAACTTCTATTGCTGGTGTAGGAACTAAAGGCGTTGCCTTAAGATTGAAGAATGGCAATATCTTAAAGCTTTATGTTGGTGGTTGGCTAGACTCGTCGATCGACCCCGGAAGTGAAGAAGAAAAGTTCTATGCTTCTGAAAAGTCAAAAATGTTCAGCGCAGATGGTTCCGTTTCTACATTACCAGTTTATGATCAGGGGACTGCTGATGTCCATGATGCAATGGTAAAATACACTGAAATGGCAGAAGTTATGCCATTTGACAAGTACCTGGATTTTACAGGTCGGAGCAGCGATAACGATATGTTAGAGATAGAAACGGCTATCACAACTATAAAGCGCGTTGTCTTAATGGCTGAACTTCCGGATTACTATGGCCCGCCTGCAAACCAAGTCACTTTACCCCAAAGAATTGAAAGAGCCATTAGATCGATCAGGGTGTCTAAACTAACCGGGCCAGAGGTTAGAGGGCTCACAATCATGCTCAAGTACGTTATTACAAAATACGGCCCAGAATTTCTAGAAGACTTCCACGAAGGAAACTTTGGTGTTGTTCAGCAGACAATAGCAACAAATAGACCAGCATTTGTTCTTTTTGACCCGTAAGTCTTACTGAAAACTATTTACTGCACGGAGAAAACTTATAATGAAAGACCTTTTCGGTGGTTGGCGTGGCTACCTCAAGACGCCCTCTGTTTTATTAGAAATAATCAAAGAAGATCTTATTAGAGAATTCAACCAAGCAGACAAAGAAGGTCTATTGGCAGATGAAGCAGACTTTTCTGTTTCTTATGAGATTGAGCTTGAAAGCAGGGTTCCACTAGAGGGCGAGGATTCTTGGGAAGAACCGGAAACTCAACTCGATCGAGACGCTATGAGACAGTTCATAGACGATAATATTGACTTTGAATCAGAGGTTGGCGAAAACCGAGTCTTGGACAACTTTCTCTTTGAGTGGATGGACATAAGAGATATGGACGATATGCTTGAGACATACTTCAATCATCGCCATGGAAGAGACCCTTCTGAAGCAGAAAGACAAGCAATGTTGTTTGGTCTTGCTATGGATTATGAAGAATCTGTAAAAGAAAAATACGAACAATTTGTCAGGGCTATCTCATCAGTTGGAAACACAACCAAGCGACAGCGCGGGGCCAAGATGCAGTGGGCCGAAAAAACAGGTAAGTTTTTGAATAAGGTGTTTGGTTATGAACACGATCCGGCACAACAAGATTTGTTCCCAGATGCGGATATGCGTGGCCAGCACATGATCGACTGGATTACAAAAAACGTTTTTGATCCAGATGATCCAGGGGAAGCGATGCGGGCGCGCGGAACCGCTGGCATAGCCACACTCTTCCAAGAGGTTTTTTCTAGTTTTTATACGCTTAGCGAACTTGAGGATGAGGCAGGGCATTTTTATGATGACTTTGCATATGTTAGGGGCCGATGGACAAATGCTAGTGAAGTCGATACAGTCGGCACCTCTAGCGATATATTTAGATATAAGCTTTCTATGCGGCTGGAGCTTATTGTACGCGAAAAAATAGAAGAACTCGCGACAGAGGTATATGAAGAAGCAATTTCGGATCCAGAAGATTATCTAAGCAACATATTCACAGATTATGAACTTGAAGATAGATTCTCGATCCGGCCTGATCCTGAAGAGATGGAACAAGACTACATGGATCTTCTTCGTCAGCATCTTCCCAACTTTATGGCAAGGTATGAAGATGTTCTAAAATTTGAAGACGATATGTCTTTGGAAAATGGCATTGAGTTTTCTATGGATGACCCTCCTTACCTTACGGGCCTCAATGCGGCCATTGAGTTTCTCAAAATATTCTTTGACGACTTCAACAACCAGACCAACTGGGTTATGTCCAGCCGAACTGGTCTTCACACAAACGTAGGCTACATCCCAACCGTCGCACACGAAGACAGAGACCTGTTCAAGGGAATGCTTTTCCTAAACGACGACATGGCCAAGAGAGGCTTTGAGAAGCGTAAAAACTCTCGCTGGGCCATGGACATTAAGAGGGATGCCCTGGACATGGTTTCCAAGGGCTTTGGTGATGCGAAAGTGAACATTGGAGAAATAATCAAAGACGAAAACCGAATGCGAGAACTGAGGCAACGGCTTTCGAATTCAGTGGAAAGTTCTGTTATGGGAAAATACACCAAGTCTCTCGGCATGAATATTACTCATCTGGCGGATTACGACTATGTTGAGTTTAGGTACCCTGGACAAGACGAGCCAAATTATGCTAATATGGTTAATGCTACTCTTTACTACGCTCACCTTATAAAGACGATCAGCGATGAAGACTACAAAAAGAAGGAATACATTACAAAACTTGTTGGCTTCTTCAATAACCTCCGTGCCAAGGATCTAGAAACAGACAGACAAGATCTAAAAACTGCTAGAAAGTTTTTCAGCCTTCCCCTTGGCACACAGTTTGTTTATGCGGCTGACACGAACACAGGCTCACCATCAGCAAAAGATGGTTTAAGAGCTTGGATTAAAGTTTTTTATGAAAATGAATTAAAGCCGCAACTTCTAAAGAAACAGGGTGCTGATGGGATGGTTCGAATTGATGATCTAGAGGTTCCGATTGATCAAGCATATGGCAAACTGGAGCGCCTGATCTTTCGACAACTGGGCTATGGTGTTAGAATTCCTATTCTTTATCATGGCTTGAAGAAAAAACCAAATAGACCCGATCTCAAAGGGAAAGACAAATATCTCATTATGTGGATTTTTCCAAGAGAACAGAGGAGCGGAAAGCCAGATTTTAGGGTAGCAAATCAGACTATAGCAATTTTTGTAAGAAACTTAAACAAATTTCATCTATCAGATCCAGAATATGCTATTAAAAAGTCAGGCTTGGACGTTGATTTGAGCGATCCCATAGAACTACCTGAAATGGGCTCCATTGCTTTACACGCGATCGGTGATGCGCGCTGGAGAGAACGAGCGAACAAAGAAAAAGAAGGTGAGGAACTTGACGAACTCAAATTCACGTTTACTTCCATGAATGATCCAGTCTATGTTAAGTTCCTAAGATGGTACAAAGAACAATACAGAAAGTGGAAGCGCGGCGATCTTGAATATATGACATCTGGGAGTGAGTGATGGCTGTATGTAAAATAAAAAAGTTTAATCCCTCATATTTTTCTGTTTATACCATTTTAGATTCTAATACTAAAACTGGTACTGGTTATTACGATACTTTTGATGAAGATAATTATTCAAGTACAACATTTACATCTAGCTCTGTGGGCACTAGTAATGTAACATTCGATCCTACCAATGGGAGGTTTACGGTTGCAGAATCTGGGAATTATGTTGTTTTTTATAGCGTTTGCGCGCAGCTAGAAGTGGCGTCGGCTGCGTTTATGCAAGGCAGAATAGATGTCGATGGTTCTGAAGTTTATGAAAGTAGCCAACTCTATGCCAACGCCGCTATTGAGCCAAGAGATTATTTATTTTCTCATGTTTTGCAATTAAGTGCAGGTCAATATCTAAATTTTGCATCAAAGCAAACTTCTACTGCGCCCGGCGCCGGTTTGATTCATGAAAAGGGTTCGTATGTTAGTATTTTTAGAATACAAAACGATTATGGACAAATTGTATATAATGCAAATGGTACACAGGATATTTCTGATAAAACTATGGGAACAGACACTACCTCTGAAATCTCTAGTTCAAATAATGTAAATTACAATAGTAGCAATGGTAGGTTCACTGTCAATGCTGATAAAAAGTTTCTGCTCTTTGCCAATGTTTTGACAAACATAAACTCTGCGGGCGGCGACAGCAACATGATTCAAACAATTAATTTTTCAAAAAATGGTTCTGAGATTGCAGATGCGGGTGCAGAAATAAGACAGGGCTCCGATCCTTATCAAAGTGCTTATTCTCTTATAGAAGATTTTCAAACAACACAATACATGCAAACAGGCATTGAAGGCGACGGAGTAAACCCTTTTCAAATCCTATCTGGCTCCACCACTGGAATTTTTGATATTTCATACGATGCCAACGAACCCGGCGCCTACTTGAGCTTCACCTGTGACTCAGATGGCCAACTCTTAACTTCTTCTGCTGGGACAGATTATAACTGTTTTGATGAGACAAACTGGAGTGCCTTAAATATTGCAGAGCTTATACCAACCACCAATATTACTTTTACAAAAAGTAATGGCAGATTTACATTCGATAGGGCTGGTAAATATTTTATTATTTCTCAAATTGTGATAGATGGTGCGGGAAATGGTAAAAGAACATTCTTTTTAAAGAAAAATGGAGCAACAGTTTACACAAGTAGATTTCATCTTGCTAATAACTGGCTTCCCAGAGAAAAAAGTTATTGTTTAATTGTTGATGTTGCTGTTGATGATTACATTGAAATAGGGTTTCAATCAACACAAGTTAATGATTTCTTCAAGCAAGACAGTACAATTTCTATTTTCAAAATCGACTCAGGGACTCCAGCGCTTGATCTTGAGAGCCGAGGACTTGAAGTAACTACAGAATCTACCCCGCAAGCACAGATCGCAGACGATTTTGACCTAAAAACCTTTGACATCGACACGCTAACGCCCCAAAGAAGCCGCTTGACCGACCAAGTTCCGTTTGTTTTGGGTGTTCCAGGCCCACTTTCCCTTCGTGGTCGCTGTTTTGGTCAAACAAAAGAGCCCCCAATTGTCAAACCAGGCGACAAAAAGAGCTAAGAATGCTTATCAAGAGCGAATCTTTTGGAAAAAAAGACAAATTTAAGGTTGGAGACCTTGTTTGGTGGAATAAAATAGGAAAAAATATGTCTGGTGTTGTTCAAAATGTCTTTTTGAAGGAGGTTGGAGGACGAAAAGTCGCTTTTGCGACGGTTTTAGACTTCAATGACCAGACACACAAAGAAATTTTGTGTATAAACTTGAAAAAAATGGCTTACCAAACAAAAACGGTTGAAGAAAACTAATTATTACGATGAAATATCGCATTGTCAACAACTCTAACCTTGATATGAACGGCATGAAACCGCTTTTGAGCAGTTTTTTGCCTTTTGCACGTCAAAAAATGGGTTTTTCTGAGCCTGTTTGCATAAAATTCGTCCACGACGAGCAAAATGCAGCGAATCCACTTGGAAAAACTGCTTTTTATGACCCAAATGACTACTCGGTGACGCTTTTTACGACTGGAAGGCACCCAAAAGACATTATGAGGTCACTTTCGCACGAGTTGGTACATCATAAGCAGAATTGTGATGGAAAGTTTGATCGAAAGCCCACTTATGGCGAAGATTACTTTCAAAATGACGATTATTTGAGAGAAATAGAGCGCGAAGCCTATGAAAAAGGAAATATGTGCTTTAGAAACTGGGAAGAGCAGTACAGAGCACAATTGCAAGAGTCTTTTTACTACCAAAAAGGAGAAACCAAAATGAAACTCAACGAGTGGAAGAACAAAGAGATGTTCCAGCGTCTTACCGAAGCTTACGGCTACGGAAAGATGGAAGAAGAGGAAGAAGTCATTGACGAGTCAAATTGCATGGGAGAAGGCGAACTTGGTGAGTCTAACTGCATGGACGAGGGAATGTGCCCCAGATGCGGTATGAGCCCTTGCGGCTGTCCTATGATGGAAGAAGGCTCTAAGCCTGATTTTCTTGATCTTGACAAGGACGGCGATAAGGAAGAGCCTATGAAGGATGCTGCTAAGGACGCAAAGGGTGATTCTGAGGAGAAAAAGAGCGATAAGAAGCTTGACGAAGCCCAGATTCGCACACTTGTCCGTGAGGCCCTAAAAAGAGCCTTCAAAAAGTAAGGAATAACAAAATGACTTCTATTCTTTCTGAGGGTGGTGTCGCAGGACACATGAATCACCTTTATGACAACCCGGAATTAACATTTGCTGAAATGAAAAACATCTTTCAAGCAGCCTCTAATGGAGAACTCGAAGGAACAGAGAAAACTGATGGTCAAAACCTCCAGTTGTCCTATGATGTTAAGACTGGGACTGCTCGTGCTGCTCGTAACAAGGGCAACATTAAGAGTGGAGGTCTAACTGCTGCGGGTCTTGCTGAAAAGTTTGGTGGTCGTGGTGCCCTAGAAAAAGCCTTTACGGAAGCATTTGCTGCTTTTGAAGATGTTGTTGGTCAAATGTCAGAAGAAGAGCAGATCGAGATCTTCGGACCAAACACGAACATCTACTACAACGCCGAGGTTCAGGATCCAAGATCTGCCAATGTTATCAACTATGATCTTCCTACTTTAACCATTCACCGGGTTGGACATAACGAGTATGACCGTGAAACCGGAAAGGCGACCGGTCGTGATGTGTCTTCTAACGCTTTTCGTCTGGCAAATGCCTTGGAAAGCCGACAAACAGGAAGAGAAGTTGGTAAGTTCCTTGTTCAAATGAACGCGATTCGTAAGTTGCAAGCATTGAGCGACGACAAAGCAGTTGCTGTTGCTAATGCTCGCCTTGAGAAAGTGATTTCCGATGCTGGGATCTCTGACAACCAAACTGTCGCTGAATATATGGTTTCTCGCGTAAGCGACATGGTTGATAAGAGAATAGACCTACCATTGGATGTTAAGAAAGAACTTATGAAGCGCATTTTTAAGGAAAAGGGTGCAAGCCTTGTAAAGGTTCGCAAGTTGATTCCGGCCGGTGACACCCAAATGCGTAAGGCTATTGACGAGTTGGTTAAGAGCGCCGGAAACCTTAAAAAGGCTGCTATCTCTCCTGTAGAGGAGATCGTGCACGACTTCTCCGTAGAGATGCTCAAAGGGCTTGAGAGCGCGTTCATCTTAGACAACCAGGCAGAGGTCGGAAGACTTCGTGCAGAGCTTCAGAGAGCCGTTGAGGCCATCGAGGGGAGCGGTTCTGGTGAAGCCATGGCGATCCTCCAAAGGCAGATGAACAAGTTGAAGTCCGTTGAGGGTGTTTCTACAGCAGCAGAGGGCTTTGTCTTTGACTACGACGGCGTAACTTACAAATTTACTGGTAACTTTGCACCGATGAATCAATTGCTCGGACTTTTCAAGTATGGCCGTGGTAATGTCCCTGCTCTTCGCAAACTTGATGAGGAAGAGCAGGCTGGTGGCCAGACAGTTGCTGTTGTTCCTGGGGCTTTCAAGCCTCCTCACAAGGGACACCTGGAAATGATAAAACATTATGCCGGACTTGCCGACAAGGTTGTTATTATGGTTTCTCCGCTTGCAAGAAGAACGCCAAGTGGTCGTGATGTTGATTTTGGTGTTTCGAAAGCAATTTGGAATCTATACTTAAGAGACGCCGGACTTTCTGACAAAGTGGAAGTTATTCGCTCGCCCGTGAACTCCCCAGTTTCAGCAACTTACCAGTTTGTTGCAAACGAGGACGATAAACCAGAGATGGCCCAGCCGGGTGATACTGTCATTCCTGGCTGTAGTACGAAGGGTGGTGACGAGTCCCGCTTCAAGGCAAACTTTGAAAAGTATGCCCGCGAAGGTGTTCAGATAGAAGACCCAATTAGTTGTGCCTTTGTCGCGTCCCCAGAGGACGCTCTGAGCGCTCGTGACTTTAGGGCGGCTCTTGATGCCGGCGCCGGCTTGGAAGACTTCATACCGGACGAGACGAGCCCTGAGGAGGTTCTTTCTATCCTGGGTGTGGAGCCTGGACCGGAGGTGCCTTTAGAAGAGATGTCCTCAATGGCTGGCGGCTCTGTTGCTGGTTACTCTGGGAGCCCCGTCAGAAAGAGAACTGACGAGGTTGTTGAAGAGGTTCTAAACTATTTAATAGGTAAGGGAGTCTTAAGATGAAAGACAGAAACGACTTTATTGCTGAACAGCTTTTGAGAGAAAATATCAGAAAGGTTTTAACAACCGCAAAGACCAAGAAGGTTCAAAAGGCTCTTAACGAAGAGACTGAACTTCGTGGTGTTATTCGCAAACTTCTTAAGGAAAAAATTGCTATTGGCGATGAAGTTCCCCATCAGAAGACTGGAATCAATAAGTTAAGAGACACTCTTAAGAAGATCGTTCCACAGATCCGTGATGACTATTTGAACCTGACCACGGATGAATCACAGAGAAAGTCTTACATTGCTCACCTTGTTAATGGTATTGACAACCTTCTTGCTCCTATTAACACTAACATAGATGCTCCGGAACCAAGTGACGAGCAAGATCTTGAAGAAGAGATCGAAATTGAAGTTGGTGGTGAAAAAGAAGAAACTGCTGATGATGAAAACTTCATTGATATCGGAGATGATATTCTGCCCTCTGGTGAAGAAGAGGAAGATGAAGAAGGAATTGAAATTTCCGATGAAGAAGAGTTAGTAACTCGTGGTATTGAAGGTAACGAAAATGATGAAACTGGAAGAAATGCTGCTATTGAAACATTCAAGCAGATTCAGGCTGCTATTGTTACTGACTTTAGTGTATTAGCAAATGATGAAGATAGAGAAATTTATCATGATTATCTAAAAACTAACATTCTTCTTTGGAGAGATAGATTTGAAGAAGTTCTTACCAAGAACTTACCTGAACCTACAACTCCAGAATATGAACAAGAAAAAGCTGGAGTGCAACCAGGAGAAGATAAAGAAGAAGGTAATTTAGAAGATCTATTAGAGATTATAGATCTATAATATGTCTTGGAAGAGAAAGAAACAAAGGAAAGGACGCAATACCTACTATAGTCTAAGTAAGAAGCTACGTCAAGAGAAAAGATCAAATGATGAATTTGAGACAATGCTCTCTTCTCTGAGCCTAGAAGAAGTCATAGGTCTAAAATTAGAACTCTCCACAAAGCCAGTCAATAGCCGTCTTTACGGAATTCCTATATGGTTTAACTTGACAGAGATAGTAAGAGACGCTATATTTAAGTATGCTTACTCTGCTACTAGGACGCAAGTAGAGACAATGCATTTTCTAGGACTGAAACATAACGAATTCCATATACAGAAAAAGAAATATGATCCAGTTTCTTACTTTGAAGATTAAGGGGGTGCACTGGATTCGACAGGGTAAATGAAGAGAATAGTGCAGGCAGTCGTGATGACTCAAAAAATCAAAAACAAATTAGTTGCCAACAACAACGCACACTTTGATTCCGTCCGCCTAGCGGCTTAATCAAGGAGGCTGACCAGGGCCTTCTATCCAATCTGGTCAACACAACAGACAAGTTGTAAAAATCAAAATGGTTACCCTACTTGTAGTAGGTGGAGCTTTTCGGCGCTGAGAGCTGGTTGATGTGTTAACGCCTATACTTGCTTGTGAGTGAAGACAGCACAAGCCAAGCCTGTGGATGACTTGAATTGAATTTTATTCTGGACGCGGGTTCGATTCCCGCCACCTCCATTTCTGTCTTTTCTCTAACGCAAAACTATTTATAAACAGTAAAACGGGGAGGGTTTATGTCATGTCTAAAGATGTTATGGACAAAATATGGAAAGTTTTTACACTTGTCCTTGGCGTTGTGGTAGTTCCACTCGCCGGGTGGGTTTGGAACACAAACATTCTAGTCCACGAAATAACAAACGATCTTGGTGATGCCGAAGACACCATCGAGAGTTTAGAAGCAAAAATCAAAGAAGCAGATGGCAATACCAAGGCCATCATCTCTATGGAGAAAGACATCGAGTACATGAAGACAACTCTCGAAAGAATTGAGAGGTTTGTAACACAATGATAGAAACATGGAGCCTGCTCTTCATCTTAGCCGAGGAGCCAAAAAATAAAGTTTTTCTCATCCAAGATGACCCACAGGGAGAAATCACTAATGTCATTGAAGAATGTCACGAAGAGATAGAGATAACTTACAATAATGTCAAAGATCTAAGGTCAACAATGTCAGGCTTAGAATTTTATATGAAAGATAAGATTCTAAAAGAAGAAAACTGTCCAGAAATAGAGTGGGAACAGCCTGATATCGAAATCTATAAAGCAGAGCCAAAATCCTATCTTCCAGAAGAATGTCAAAAAACACTTGACGAATTAGAGCAGACAGATTAAACTAATACTAGGAAGATAGAATGAAACTCATAAAGCAACTAACCAAGCAATATATTGGCTTTCTTTTTGGCCTTGTGCTTGGTTCAGTTGTCTCAACCTTGACCACTTATGTCTTTTTTGCTTTTTACTACGGAGACATTCCAAAGGTTAGTGTTGAGGAGTTTCAAGAATTCCAAGAATGCTTGATAGATGAGGAATAAATGGGAAAGACAGTAGTAGTTTCAGGAGGCTTCGATCCGGTCCATGTTGGACACCTCCGAATGATGCAAGAAGCAGCGAAGCACGGAGAACTCATTGTAGTTATCAATTCAGACCCGTGGCTTATGAGAAAGAAGGGTTTTATTTTCATGCCATTCCCAGAGAGGGCTGAAATCATTTCTGCTTTCGAGTGTGTCTCAAGGGTCGAGGTTGCGCTCGACAGTGACAACACGGTTTGTCAGTCGCTCCGAGTTCTAAAGCCAGACATCTTTGCAAATGGCGGTGATAGAACACCAGGCCGAGTTCCAGAAGAGGATGTCTGTGAAGAGTTGGGCATCGAGATGGTGTGGGGTGTGGGAGGCGGTAAAATCCGCAGTTCATCCACTCTCGTAAGCGATGTGACAGACAAAAAGAGAAAGAGAGACCTAGCACTTTTTAGAGAATCACGCGCTGTTTAGAAACTTTTGGAGCCCGCCTATGTTTAGGCGGGTTTCGTTGTTTAACACTACTTACTATGAGTCCAACGAGGGCTAAACGAGGTATTACTCAGAATGGCAAAAAAGACCTATGTGCTTGACACGAGCGCATGCTTGACGGATGCAGATTGCATCTTTAACTACGCAAACAACGATATCATTGTTCCGCTAAAAGTTCTTCAGGAAATAGACAAACATAAGAAGAGGCAGGATAGTGTCGGTATCAATGCAAGAATGATTATTCGCTCCCTTGACGATCTACGCGCCAAAGGTTGCTTACAGAAAGGTGTAAGACTTGGCAAGGGAAAGGGTATTCTAAGAGTTGCAGGTGGCAACCCAGAGGTTCTACCGCATGATCTCGACGCTGGTGTCCCAGACCACGAAATTATTTCTACTGCCCTACACGAAGACAGCACTAACGGAAGCAGAAAAACTATTCTTGTAAGCCGTGATATCAACATGCGAGTTATCTGCGATTCGCTTGGAATAGTGAGTGAGGACTATACCGAGAACGAGGTTATCAAGCGGGAGTCGGACTTTTACTCAGGGTTTACGACTATTCTTGTAGATGACCAGATCATTGATCAGTTCTACGAGGGTAGCAAAATTAAGGTATCCGAAGAAGAAAACCGAGGTTTGTGTCCTAACGAATTTATTATGTTGGTTTCCAGTTCCAACGATAAGAAGACAGCACTTTGTAGGTTTGTTGATTATCAGTTTCCTCTAATGCCCGTGGTTCAATTCAAACAAGGACTCTGGGGTGTAAAGGCTAGGAACAAGGAGCAGATGTTTGCCCTTGACCTGCTGATGGACCCAGGAATCCAAGTTGTCTCTCTCGTCGGTAAGGCTGGTTCTGGTAAGACCCTGATAGCCATTGCTGCCGGCCTAGAGCAGGTTATGAATAGCGTCGACACAAAGTATGGACTGAAAGAAGCGAACCCTGACAGCGTGTATTACAAGCGCCTGGTGGTATCTCGCCCAGTTATGCCTATGGGTAAGGACATTGGCTTCCTTCCTGGCACAATGGAAGAGAAGATGGCCCCCTGGCTTGCACCAGTGCAGGACAACCTAAAGTTTCTTACAGGTGACGATCAGACAACGCTTGACGAGTATATGCAGCGCGGCATCATCGAAATGGAAGCACTAACTTACATTCGTGGTCGTTCCATCGCCAACGCCTTTATTGTCATTGACGAGGCGCAGAACCTTACAGCCCACGAGATCAAGACTATTCTTACCCGAGTTGGCGAAGGCACGAAGATCGTCTTAACCGGTGACATTGAGCAGATCGACAACATCTACATCAACGAGATGTCCTCTGGCCTCACCCACGCCGTGGAGAAGATGAAAGAGTTTGGCATTACCGGACACGTCACACTTAAGAAGGGCGAGCGCTCAGAAGTTGCGTCACTTGCTGCGAAGGTGTTATAAAACTTGACAAACTAAAAACAGTTTATTATATTGTTAGAAAGGAGCAAAAATGCTGACAAAAGAAACATTCAGCAAGTATGAGAGAAACCCAACACTAAAGGTGCCAGTTGACACAGACACGCCAATGAAGGAATGGCTGGTAAACTATGTTGGAGAACACTTCGCAGCCGAGAAGGAACGCTTTGAGGAAGCGATGGGACAAGAATTCAAGTGGGACGGCTCGGTGACCGTTGAGATGGTTGCCGAACTAATGATTCGAGAGTTTCCAGACTTTATGCTTGCCATCGCAGAAGAAAACTTTATGAGAGGTTATCGCCAAGCCCTATCGGATGTAGAATATACAGAAGACTTAGAGAGGCACATCGCAGGAGCGGAAGATGGACCCCAAGGATAAAGTCCAGAAGATTATTGAAAGCTCCTTACAGAACCACAATAGGGCACAAAGAGAGCATTCTATTTTTGGCAAGATGTTTTACCTTCAGCAGCACTTCTATGGCGAGGTCGAGGTCAGAGATGTTATTTCTAAAATAGAAAAGATGATGCCTCCGCATCTTTTCGACGAAGTGGACATGATCATAGTTGATGACTTTGACTTTTTGAGAGAACGCGAACTGGAAGCGCTCTGCAGGGACGGTGCCATCTACCTTACTCCGTTCCTTTACAGCGACCACGATGTGATAGAAAACATTGTCCACGAAGTTTCCCACTCTATTGAGGAGCGCTTAGGCCGCCTTATATACGGAGACGGAAAGCTGAGAAAGGAGTTTCAGACCAAGCGGGACACTCTTGCTCGCCACCTTGACGCACACGATTACGACACAAGTGGTCTAGACTTCCAAGATATAGAATACGATCTTGCGTTTGACGAGTTCTTACATAAAGAAGTTGGTTATGCAAACTTGAGAAACTTTACAGACGGCATCTTCCATCGTCCGTATGCAGCAACCAGCATAAGAGAATATTGGGCCGCCGGCTTTGAGGATTATTTCATTGGAGACGCCTCGGAGGTTTCTCGGCTGAGCCCGGTCCTATTTAGTATTATAGAGGAGGTTGTTTCGTATGAGGATTGAAAAGTTTGAAGTAGAGGAAAAAGACAACAGGATTCACGTATTCGTCCAGATCCCCCATTCCAGTCAAAATAGAAAGATCGAGCGTTTTCGCTGCAAGACAGAAGATGTTTTGACTATTCTTGCAGAGAGGGGTGTCGAAGTTGGAGACTGCGTTTCGTCCACGGAACTAAAGAACTGGAGAGACTATTCCCGCAGAGGAGCTTGGGTCTTTGAAAAGAAAGTTGAAAAAGTGCTTGACCCAGAGCCAGAACCGACTATAATAGAAGAAGAGAAACCAGTACGCACTCGTAAGAGACGTACTAGATCTTCAACCACGAAGGTCTCTACTGAGGAATAATTGTCGCACGTTTCGTACTCTGAGATTAAGATTTGGCACGAGTGCCCCTACAAGCATAAACTACAATACATTGACAGGATCGCAGGCTTCAAAGGCAACCTACACACCGCCTTTGGAACTGCGATTCACTCCGTTTGTGAGCACGGTCTCCTAGATGAAAACCTAGACCGAGACGCTCACTTCCTAGAGGAGTTTGCAAAGGAAGTTGCCTCCCTGGAAGAAAAGGAAGTTGTCATTGAACTTGACCTTAAGGAGCAGATGATGGGACAGTACAAGCCCATTGTCGACTCCTTCCGTGACGAACTTGACAACTATTTTGAGGAGTGCGAAGTCGTTGCAACCGAAGAAAAGCTTTACGAGGATATCGAGGGCGAAGACATGAAGTTCAAGGGCTTCATCGACCTCGTGGTGAAGACTCCAGACGGAAAGTACCACATCCTTGACTGGAAGACCTGTTCTTGGGGCTGGGACGCTAGAAAGAAGGCCGACAAGATCATCAACTACCAACTTACCCTCTACAAGTTTTTCTGGGCAAAGAAGCACGGAGTCCCGCTCGACATGGTGGAAACACACTTCGGGCTTCTCAAGCGAACTGCCAAGAAGAACAACACAGAGATCTTCAGGGTTACAAGTGGTAAAATAAAAATGAAAAATGCCTTGACTTTTCTTGATAAGGCAGTTAAGAATATAAAAAGAAAACTAACCATCAAGAATCGACTTTCTTGCAAGGGTTGTGCATTTTACAAAACGGAACACTGCCGTTAGAGGTTTAGATGAGTGAAAAGAAGACGATCCTAGTTATCTCGGATCACCCGTTAGCGCCCTCTGGTGTTGGAACACAGACGAACTACATTATCCAGACACTATTGAGAACCGGCCGCTACAGATTTATTTGTTTAGGTGGTGCTGTGAAGCATCAAAACTACCAGCCCCAGAACATCCAGGGAGACGCATGGGATGACGGCGATTTCGTCGTGCATCCTGTTGATGGTTATGGAAACGCTGACATTATCCGTTCAGTCCTATGGACGGAGAAGCCGGACATGCTTTGGTTTATGACCGACCCGCGTTTCTACAACTGGCTTTGGCAGATCGAAAACGAGATTCGTGCCCTCGTCCCAATGGTCTACTACCATGTTTGGGACAACTACCCACCGCCAAAGTTCAACGCAAAGTGGTATAACTCAACAGATGTCATCGCATCTATTTCCAAGGTCACACACGACATTGTAAGCCAGGTCGCCCCGGATGTTGAAAACCACTACATCCCTCACGCGGTCAACGGTGACATCTTCCGTAAGTTGGACAGTGAGGTCATTGAGGAGTTTAAGAACACAAACTTCCCAGACCACAATGACCGGATGATCTTTTTCTGGAACAACCGTAACGCCCGCCGCAAGCAGTCTGGCACACTCATCAACTGGTTCAACAAGTTTGCCGAACGAGTTGGCCCCGACAAGGTTTGCCTCATTATGCACACCGATCCAAAGGATCCAAATGGTCAGGATCTAGAGGTTATTCTCAAGGACTACGACATTGCCGACGGCCGCATTGTCATTTCCAGAAACAAGATGCCAGCCGAAGGTCTTGCTCTAATGTATAACATGGCCGACTGCACCATCAACATTTCAGATGCCGAAGGCTTTGGTCTCGCCACTCTTGAGTCTCTTTCTTGTGGCACCCCCATCATCGTCAACATGACCGGTGGATTACAGGAGCAGGTCACAGACGGAGAGGAGTGGTTTGGCATTGGCCTTGAGCCGTCCTCTAAGGCCCTTATCGGCTCGCAGACAGTTCCATACATCTACGAGGACCGTTTGAGCGAGGAACAAGTTGTAGGGGCCTTAGAGCGCTTCTACAACCTATCACAAGAAGAGCGTGATGTAATGGGCGAGAAGGGCATGGCTCATGTCCAGGCCAACTACAACTTTGAGGATTTTACAGCCCGCTGGGTCGAGTTGGTTGACGACATTGTTGAGCGTCTTGGATCGTGGGAAAACAGAAAGGGCTACAAGGCTTGGGAACTTAAGGAGGCAATGTGAAAAAGACAGTTTTAGTAAGAGGTCCAGCCCTCACGCAGTCGGGCTATGGCGAACACACCCGCTTTGTCCTTCGCGCCCTAAGGATGCGAGAGGACGAGTTTGACATTCACATCCTTCCCACAAAGTGGGGAGAGACTGGCTGGCTCGCCATTCCAGGCGAGGAGCGAGCATGGATCGACCAGCAGGTAAACAAGGCAACAGTCCATCTTCATCAGAAGCTTCCTTACGACATTTCCGTCCAGGTCACCATCCCTAACGAGTGGCAGAAGTTAGCGGCAGTTAATATTGGCGTCACAGCGGGCATCGAAACAAATAAGGTCGCTCCGGTGTGGATCCAGCAGGCTAACCTGATGGATAAGATTATTACGATCTCCGAGCATTCTAAGTCTAGCTTTGATGCAGTCTATTCAGGCCAGCATCCACAAACTGGGCAGCAGATTCATCTTGCCAACCAGACACCTGTGGAGATCGCTCACTATCCAGTAAAGACTTTTGACGGACTACCTGAACTAGACCTAAGCCTTGAGCACGACTTCAACTACCTCGCAGTCGCTCAATGGGGTCCGCGAAAGAACATTCAAAACCTTATTCGCTGGTTCGTGGAAGAAAACCACGACGAGGAAGTCGGCCTTATCGTAAAGATGAGCCTAAAGAACAACTCTGTTGTCGACCGCGAGTTTGCCCTCCAGCAAATCGAAAACTCTATCCCTGACATCTCAGGCCGCAAGTGCAAGGTCTACCTTCTACACGGGGATATGTCTGAGAGCGAAATGCATGCACTCTACAAGCATCCCAAGGTCAAGGCAATGGTTTCACTCACCCACGGTGAAGGCTTCGGTCTACCCCTATTTGAAGCCGCCTACAGCGGTCTTCCTATTATTGCTCCTGGCTGGTCTGGTCAGTGCGATTTCCTTTACATGCCATGGGAGTCCAAATCAAAGAAGAAGAAGGGCAAGAATAAGGCGATGTTTGCCGAGGTTGACTTCACTCTTGGGCCTGTCCCTGACGCTGCTCTATGGCAGGGTGTCATTGAGAAGGGGATGTCTTGGTGCTACCCAACCGAGGGTTCTTTCAAGCTTCGCATGCGTCAAGTCCGAAAGAACTACGACAAGTGGCGGGCAAAGGCTGAAGAGCTTCAGGCTTGGGTTTGCGAAGAATTTGCTTGGGATAAGAAGCATGAACAGCTAGCCAAGCATATACACGAGAAGAAAAATTACGATTACATTTTTGTCTCAGACATGTTCTTGGGCCAGTACACTGGTGGAGCCGAGCTAAGTTTGCAAGCTTTGATTGATTCTATTCCTGAGAAAGAAAATGTAGAATACCTTAAAATTAACTCGGCTAACGTAACCGAGCAAATGGTCAGGGCATACCACGACAAAAAGTGGATCTTTGGCAACATCGCTCAGTTAGATAGTAATATTCTATCTACAGTCTCAAAAACAATACAAGATTACTATTTTGTAGAATACGACTATAAGTATTGTGAATACAGAAACCCCGTATTGTATCAGTTCCTAGAAGACGAGGAGTGCTCATATGCGGATACTGACCGTGGATTGGCCATCACAGAGTTTATCAACAGTTCTAAAAAGACATTCTTTATGTCAAGCAGACAAAAGAATATTTATCTAAGCGATTTGCCTAGTATTGAAGAGTCGCGACTTTGTGTCTTATCTTCGACATTCGACGAGGAGTTCTTTGAGAATATAGAAAGCCTTTCCAGAAAAACAGAAGACAGAACAGAAACATGGCTCGTGCTTGGTTCAAGATCTTGGATTAAGGGAAGTAATCAATCTGAAAAGTGGTGCAAAGATAACAATCTAGATTATGAAGTGATTTCAGGACTCGAACCACGTCAGGTACTGGAAAAGATGTCAACTGCTAAGGGTGTCTGTTTCTTGCCAACTGGTTATGATACTTGTCCAAGGTTTGTCATTGAGGCCAAACTTCTCGGTTGTGAGCTAGAGTTAAACGATTATGTTCAGCATGCAGACGAAGACTGGTTTAATACAGATAATTTAGAAGATATCAAGAGCTACCTGTTGAATCGAAAGGAAGTATTCTGGGATGAAGTTAGATAATCATTTTTCTGTTGTCATTCCTTCATATAATTGCGAAGAATGGGTTGAGAAAAACTTAGGTTCTGTCTTAGAGCAATCATACGACAATTATACAATTTACTATGTCGATGATTGCTCTACAGACAAGACTGTGGATATTGTTTCTTCTTTCAAGAGCGATAAGATAGTAACATTTTTTAACTCTTTTAACAAAGGCAAAATGGAGAACCTAGAGATTGTAAACGAGTCTTTACCTGAAGACACAATTACAGTAATTCTAGATGGTGATGATTGGTTTTATGATAAAGAGGTATTTGGATTTTTGAATGAAATCTATCAAGATCCAGATGTTTGGATGACAAATGGTTCTTACGTTATTGAGCCACACGGCTCTGTAGTTAGTCCAAGATTGAACGATAGTTATTGGTCTGGGAATATAAGACAAAAAAGTTGGGAATTTTCCCATCTCGGAACTTTTAAAAAGAAATTGTATGATAGAATACGAAAAAAACATTTAATGAATCCGTCTGGTTTATACTGGACTACAACAAGTGACCAAGCTATAATGTGGCCAATGGCTGAAATGGCAGGACCAGAACACCATCGTTCGATAAATGAGGTGTTGTACTGCTATAATAGAACAAACCCTCTATCAGACGATAGGGTCAATAGAGGTGTTCAGCTTTTAACAGAAAGGCTTATAAGACAGATAAAACCATACGATAGATTAGAAAAACTATGAATATTCTGCTAGAAAACGTCAATCTTAAATCGACTTCTGGACCAAACCACTTTGGGCAAAAGTTGGTAAAATACCTTAGTCTTCGTGGAGTTCAATTCAATAAGTTGATTCCTTACGACAAGAAGCTGACTTTTATTCAGTCAAGTGGTCAAAGAAAAGATTTAGATATGTATCTTAGATTAGATGGCATATACTTCAATTCTGGTTTTGATTGTGAGAGGATGAATTATAATATAAAAGCTAGCTATCATAGTGCTAAGGGTGTAGTCTTTCAAACAAATTTCAACAAAGAATTGATATTTAAATGGTTTGGTCCACACTCAAATTATGCAGTCATAAACAATGGAGCCGATGTACTATCGATATCTGATTTTGAGGTGTCAGAGGAAATAAAAAATAAATATATTTCTTTTGACAATATCTGGAGTTGTGCCGCTAGTTGGCACTCTTTCAAGAGACTGAAAGAAAATGTAAAGTATTTCTTGAATTTTGCGGGTGATAATGATTGTCTGATAGTATGTGGAAATAATCCTGACTATGTGATTGAGCACCCAAGAATATTTTACGTTGGTGACCTATCAATATCTGAACTCATGTCGGTATATAAAATTTCAAAATACTTTATTCATTTGGCTTATCTAGACCACTGTCCAAATGTTGTTATTGACGCTCGCGCCTGCGGGTGTAATATCATTTGCTCATCTGCAGGGGGAACACGAGAAATAGCAGGCTTAGGCGCAACAATTGTTAACGAACCAGATTGGGATTATAGTTTTTTGGAGAGCCCCGAGCCTCCAGCCCTTGAGTTTAACAACATAACTGGCAACTCTTTTGATTCAAAAATATCAATGGCTAGCGTTGCCAAAAAATACTTAAATTTTTTAAAGGAAGATTAAATGAAAGTTTACTACTACGATTTTGGATTATGGAAGGGAACAGAGATACACTGGATGGTCAATCATGTCTTCCCTGCTCTCAATATTACAGACTATAAAGTATATGGTTTTGAAGCCTGTAAAGGCTATGCTGACGTTTTAAAAGATAGATATAAGGACAATGACCGTGTTGAAATTATTAACAAAGCCGTAGTTGATACTCCACGGACTGTCAGGCTATATCATGCCCCAAACCATGTTGGGCACTCTGTTTTTTCAACAAAACGAAACGTATCCAAGAACTATGAAGAGGTCGAGGGCATTGTGTTTTCAGAATGGATTAAAGAAAACGTAAAAGCACACAAGATTGCTTTCAATATTTTAAAAGTTAATATCGAGGGCTCAGAATGGTATTTATTCAATGATCTTGTGGAGTCTGGGGTGCATAAACATATTGATGTATATTGTGGACAAGGTCACGATGTAGAGAAGGTATCAGAACTTGAGGATAAGGTTGATACCTACTACACACTATTAAAAGAAAATGATATAAATCTGTATAGATTTACTGAATACCTACCACAGAAAAATGATGATATAGTATCAATCATTAGAGATAAAATGAGAAATTATTGATGAAAAATAATATAAGTGTAATTGGTATTGGTCGCCTTGGTCTTTGTTTTTGCTTAACACTAGAAAAGGCTGGCTACAATGTTGTTGGTTATGATATCATTGAGAATTATGTAAATAACATTAACCAAAAAACATTTTTTTCTCATGAACCCGGAGTAAATGAACTCCTATCAAGTTCAGAGAACTTCAGAGCTACGTCAGATGCTTCTGACTGTGTATCACACTCAGATATTATTTTTGTTACCGTTGCATCCTTTTCAGAGCCAGATGGTCAATACGATGTTTCTCAAGTTGATTCTGTTGTAGAATCTCTAGTAAAACTTGGTAAACAAAAGAACACTAAGCATTTGGTGGTTTGCACGAATGTTAATCCCGGCTATTCAGATACTGTGTATGATAGATTAAAGGAGTACAATTGGAATGTTAGTTTCAATCCAGAAACAATAGCCCAAGGGACAATCTTAAAAAATCAATCAGAGCCTGATTGTATTTACATAGGCAGTGATACTGATGCTCTTGCACAAGAAATTGTATCTGTTTACAAAAATGCTTGTACTAACAATCCCTCTATCCATGTTATGGATAGATTAAGTGCTGAATTAACCAAGGTATCTCTTAACTGTTACTTGACTTGTAAGATCTCTTTCGCCAATATGGTTGGTGATCTGGCTACAAAGATAGGGGCTAATCCTGACAAAGTTTTACGGGCAGTTGGCTCAGATAGTAGAATAAACAATAAGTTTTTTAGATATGGTTTTGGATGGGGTGGACCGTGCTTCCCTAGAGATACAAGAGCTTATATGCGTCTTGCCAAAATCAATGACATGCCATACGATATGTGTGAAGCTTCTACAGATATTAATGATAAACATTTAGATTTTCAGGTAGAACAATTTTTAAGTTCTGGGCAGCGTGAATACTTTACAGATTCAGTGACTTACAAAAAGGGAACAGTAATCTTAGAAGAATCACAGCAGCTAAGGTTTGCTCATGCATTGGCGAAAAATGGAATTAAGGTTACGATACAGGAATCTGACGAGGTTATAAAAATTCTCAAAGAGTCATATGGAGATATCTTCTTCTACGTTGGGAGAATATAGGATTATGGCAAAACTAGATGAAAGTCAAATCAAAGAAATTATAGATAAAAATAATAAAATTATTGAAAAACAAATAAATTTTGACACTTTTGTAGAAACTGGTACCTTTTTTGGACAAACAATAGAAAAGATGGGAAGTGTTTTTGAACACTGTTATTCAATAGAATTAGATAATAATCTTTTTCACAGGGCGTCAGATAAATTCAAGAACAATGAAAATATCAGTATACTTCATGGTTCTTCAGTAAAAGCTCTACCGCAGATTTTTACAAATTTTTCTGATAAACCAGTTATTTTCTTTCTAGATGCCCATTACTCACATGGAATTACAGCACGAGATCCTCTCTATGATCCTCCTGTTTTAATAGAATTAGACATTATTTTAAAACAAAGATTTTTAAATGGGTTTTTTAATGATATCATTATTATTGATGATGCTGGGCAGTTTGGCTCTTACAAGGAAAACGAAGACTGGAGCAATGTGACTGTCACAAACATACAGAAAATATTGAGTAAGTTTAAGATGAAAGCTGATAGCTACATTCACAATGATCGGATGATAATACATCTTATAGGGGTAGAAAATAAAAATGAATAAAGGCATAGTACAAATAAATTTTACAATCGGTTTTGGAAACAACCTATTTCAATATGCATGTGGTAGACTATTTGCTGAAAAAAATGGTCTCAAGCTTTTACATAGAGCAATACCTGAGCTTGGTATTCCCGAGCAAACAGCTTTTGCAAATAGACAACTTCCAGTATTTCATATCAATGATTCAAACTATAAACAATGCTTAAGTTCTAACATTAATTTAGAACAAAATTTTGTTATTAATGGATACTTTGAGGACTATAAACTTATCAAGCCTTATCTCGATGAAATACGAACTTGGTATACACCATCTGAGATAACAAACAAAAAGGATGTTATCTTACATCTCCGTCTGCAAAACAGACTAATACAAGAATCTCATCATAAAAACCATATTACAGCAGATTCTATAAAAGAAGTTTTAAACAAGATGAGTTTTGAAAGACTTCATATTGTCACTGATGCTGAAAAGTGGGAACCATATACTATTTCTGATATTAAAAAGATACAAGATCAAATCAGAGTAGGACCCAATCGAACAGCCCCATGGGTTTCTACTGAGCAGTCTTTAGAATACATGAATCATCTTGTTGAGGAATTGACACCTCTAGACCCGATTATTCACTGTAACGGGGCTGAAATGATGGGAGGTACTGGTGGGCTGCGGGGCAGCTTCATTGATGATTTCAATCTTTTGAGAAGTTTTGATAAAGTTATTGTGCATAACAGTACATTTTCTTGGTGGGCAGCTACTTTAAGTGGAGCATCGCAAGTAGCAATTTTTAATCCTTGGAAGATTGCTAAGCCTCCAAGCCATAGAAGAAACCTTGGTGAAACCAATTTTGATGGTTGGTTTCCTTGGGGTGGTGCTGACGCCCTTTACTTTAAAAAATATGGAATAATATCATGAAGTATAATTTCTTTACAGTCCTTAACTCTGCCTACATGATCTTTGGAAAAATCTGGCTTCTCTCATTACTAGAAGAAATTCCTGATGACAAAATCGATAATATAATAATATTAGATACTGGTTTAAAAGATGAAGAAATTTCTTACTTTAAGACTTTTGAAAAAGTCAGTATTTTACAAAGTGATTTAAATCTTGCAGATACCTCCGATGCTCTTCCACGAAATTCAAATTGGCTACAGCATGTTCTCAGGAAAACTAAATTTTGTAAAGTAGCGTTGAAGCTCCATAACAGCCCTTTGATTATGGTTGATTCAGATTGTATGTTTTTAGGTGATGTAACCGAAGTTTTAGAACAAGACAAAGATATTTTGGTTTGCAATAGAAGCTATAAGGAAGATGATAACTGGATTGCTTCTTTCTTCGTCGTAAATAATCCTGATGAAGGTATAAGATTCCTGAGTTCTTGGATTAGCAGAATGAAGAAATTAATGATAGAGCAGCCTCATCGTGGTTGGTTTGAATCTCATTCTTTAAATTTATTACTTAATGAAATTAGGCAAGGCGAGCATGGAGAATTTAATTTAGGAGACGTATACACCGCAGACGTGGCTTGTGAAGAGGAAAGCTTGCTCTCACTTGAAAATACAAAACTGGTTCATTTTAAGGGAACCGGAAAGAAGACTGACTTCTCTGGCAGGATAAACAGGTTTAGAAATTCTCAACATGTTATAGAGAAGGTTAACAAATATGTCAAAAAGTGAAAAAGAATTAATATCAAAAAAATTTCAAAAACTTTTTGATGATTCTGGAACACATTCCCCAAGTCTTTTGACAATCAAAAAAGAACTGCCAGAAATTGACATAAAAATAGATGCGTGCTTTCTTTCAAATCCATACGCCACTGATTTGTTTATGGATAGGTTTAAGACTGATGTTATTGATACTGGTCTTATAAGAGAAGTGCTGGAGTTTTATCCGTCTCAAAATAATATAATTTCAAAGAATCTTTCTAAAACAATTGATGTTCCAGAAGACAACATATTCATAGGCAATGGCGCTACAGAAATTATACAAGCGATTTTTCACAATTTTGTAGAGAGAAAAGTAATTATTAATATACCTACTTTTTCACCATACTATGAGTTTGTTAGAGAAGACACAGAAGTGATATTTCATCAGCTAAAGAAAGAGGACAATTTTTGCTTGGATGTTGAATCTTTTTGTCGTGAAGCAAAAGAGTCGGGTGTTGATACTGCGGTAATTATAAATCCAAATAACCCGGACGGAGGTTATATTAAAAATAGTGACATTGCCTACATCTGCAATGAGTTAAGGGACATTCCAAACTTAATCATTGATGAAAGCTTCATTCATTTTACATACGAAGATTCTACTTATAATTTTAGTTCTAGTGAGCAACTAGTCAAAAAGTATGATAACGTTATAATCGTAAAAAGTATGTCTAAAGATTTTGGCATAGCAGGAATACGTGCAGGATATTGTGTGATGGATAAGCAAAAGGTAGAAACTTTGCTTAAAAATGGATATCTATGGAATGTAAATGGATTAACAGAATTCTTTTTTAATTTGTATTCTGAAGAGAAATTCATGTTAGAATATGAAAAAGTTAGAGTGAAATACATAAAATACACTAATGAATTTATAGAACAACTCAAGGCAATAGAGAAAATAAAAGTATACCCCAGCAAGGCAAACTTTGTCCTTGTAGAGTTACCAGAACAAATAAAGTCACAAACTTTTGTAAAAGACTTGCTTATTGATAGTGGAATATACTTCCGCTCTTGTGACGACAAGAAAGGTTTGGAGGGGAACTTTGTTAGAATTGCCTCAAGAGATCGTGAACAAAATGATGTTATTGTTAGAGAAATATCAAAATATTTTGGAGATGTAGATGAGTAAGATTGGAGTTTTAAAGAATCGTTTTCATCCAAGCGGTTGGCAAAATTGTGATTGGACAAACAGGATGAAGGAAGCAATTGGTGTTTTGGGCTTAGAATTAGATTTTATTGATAACCCATCTCTTGTAGATGACGAAGCTTTATTTTATTTGACAAGACTTAACCATGATGCTGGTGACAAGAATTCTGAGAAATTGTCCAAAAAACTAGAAAATATAGCACTGCACTTTGAAAACAAGAGAAGTTCACTATTCCCTAGTTCTTACCTCTACAGACTATATGAAAACAAAAAAAACATATTTTTCTTGTTTAAGAATTGTGGTGTAAACCAGCCACAAACTTGGTTTTTTGATAACATTGAGGATGCATTAAATACTGAAGTGTCATTCCCAGTGGTTCTAAAACACCCTTATTCATGCGCTAGCAACTTCATGGAGCAGGCTAAAAATATAGAAGAATACAGAACCAAGGTTAAAAAAATCTTCAATGTATCTTCAGAGTGTATAGTGCAACAAAAATTAATGTTTACAAAAGAGGCAAGATTAACCTTTGTTGGTGATGAGGTAGTGCATGGGTATTTTAGAATTAAGAAAGATAAAGAATCACTTTCTGGCTCTACTCGTTTTGGCTCTATCTGTGATTTTGATATTGATTTAAAAGAGATGTCAAAACACATAAAGAAGTTTAGAAAACTTACCAACATAAATATAGGGGCGTGTGACGTTGCTTGGGAAAATGATGATTTGACAGCAGAGCCACATTTTTTTGAAGTTTCCCCAATCTTTAGTATGAATGTTCCGGGTCCTGTTGGCTCTGCATATAAATCTTTCAAGGGAACTGCTGAGTTCAAAGTAAAAGAAAGACAAATCCAGCTAGACTTTTATAAAAAAGTAATTCAATTTTTAAAGACACAAAGTGAAAAGCCAGTAATTTATTGTGATATTGATTATACTATCAATGATCATGTTCCCCGAGTAAGGAAATGGACAAACTCAAATGGCTCCATAGATCCAAGATATGGAGATTACGATGAGATTATGCTCGACCCTGCCAATGAGCAAGCAAGAGAAATCCTCAATGATGCAAAAGAAAAATATAGAATTGTGTTTATAACAGCTAGAGGTAAATTTAATAATGCCTATCTTTCCACTAGAGACTGGCTTATTAAAAATAATTTTCATTATGACCAAATAATAATTGTTGATAACTTTGAGCAAAAATTAGATATACTAAAATCAGACCATAAAACTCACTTGTTCATAGATGATTTAACAAGAGGGCATCATACTGATAATATTGAAGTAAAGAAAGACAATGTTAAGAAGTTGATTTATTTCAACGTCCCCTTCATTAGATATAACAACAACTGGTCTGAAATAAAGGAAACATTAAAATGATGGTAGCTAACAATAAGTCAGGCTTGGGTAATCGAATGAAGTCGATTATTTCTGCTATGAGACTTGACAGTGATTATTGTGTTCATTGGACCAAAAATAAAGATTTGACTTGTGAATTTTCTGATCTATTTTTGAATGATGTGGAGGTAGGATCAGTCCCATCAGGAGCTAATACCTATCCTTCATGGAGGCTTGCTGTTTTAGATACAGACCCAATACCAAATGGTTTCACTAAGGTTACAGCAGATAGGGACATGGCTGGTAATAGATTCAGTTTTACCTGCCCTAGACTACGAAACATTGATTTGGAGTTCTTAAGAATACCTGAAGTCGTAAGGTCTGAATGTGTTAGTAAGTTTAATGACCTAATCATAAATCCAGAGATTCTAGAAAAGGTTGAAAGATTCTCAAGTAATTTTAATGACGAGACCATATCGGTGCATATACGTTCTTGGTCAGATGATATCGAAAGAAAAGATAGTTTTCACAGATTAGAGTCATTCTTTGCGAGTGTTAAATCAAATTTAAATAATACCACAGGTGGTAATATATACCTTACGTCAGACTCTGATTATGTCAAAAATTTATTTAAGACAAGATATGGAAACAGAGTTCTGATTTATGACAGAGAGACAGATATAGCAACAAGTCGTTTTCATGGCGAAGGAATTAAAGAGGACTTCATTGAGATGCTTTTGCTATCCAAAAATAAGACAATTATAGGAACCTATCTTAGCACATATACAGAAGTAGCATGGTGGCTAGGAGGAGCAACAGCGGAGGTTGAAATATGCTAAAAAAACCATATAATTTAGAAAAGCAAAAATTTGGTCTCAACAATCATTTGACTTGGGACAATATTAGAACTACGAATATTGATTGGTGGAAAAAAGTAGGCAAAAGTGATCCAAAAGAAAAGCCTGAAACTAAAAGGGCAAACTATGATTTTTTCTTAAATGATATAAAAAATGTTACTGGTCTACAATTTGACAATGTTGAAGACAAAATTATAGGAGAGATATCTGTAGGACCTTATGGAGGTATCATAGAGTGCTATAAAATGAATTGCAAAGAAAAATATTTCATTGATATTTTTATGAATGACTTCAGAGATATGAATTACGTCGATTGGACTTCTAATTCTCATTTCATCAATGCTCCCGCTGAACACATTCATCTAGAAGACAACTCTTTGGACATTCTTTTTGGTTACAATTCTATTGATCATGGTTGGGATTGGAAAGCATCTATTGATGAGTGCTTAAGAATTTCAAAAAGTATGTTTTTGATGTTTGATACAAAAGATGAAATAGATGGCGATTTTCATCCACAAAAGATTAGTCACCAAGATGTGATCGATTATGTTGAAAAGCATAAGTGGTCGGAGAAATTTCAGCATGTTACCGTTAAGCCACAGTTAAAAAACTATGGTTATTATGAAGTGTGCTTTGATTGGCCAGAAACTTGGGTATACGTGATAAAATGAACAATTCATATGTTGTAGCATCACTCGGGCGATGTGGCTCTCAGTTAATGACAGTAGCTTTGCACAATCATTTGTGGGGATTTCAGGAGCATGAAAAGCCATTCCTAAAAAAGACAAGACCATTTATAAGAGAATATCCTAGTGTATTTAAGAACGGTGTAGTTCACAAAACACACCTGTATCCAACTCAATACCCTGACAACTGCAAAGTTATTTTTACTTTTGGTAATCCTCTGGATATTATATTGTCTGTCGTTAGGAAAAGCAAAACTGAAGGCTACTGGGGACCTGCCCACTTCAAGAATCTAGATGCTGATTGGGGAGAGTTTAGAAATATTTTTAACCAAGACGTTCTAAAACTAGAAAAAATGTTTGATTCATTTTACAAACCGCAAACATGTGATATTATGTGTTTAAGATATGAAACTATGTGGGAAAATGAGAATAAAATTTCCGAGTTTCTAGATTTTAGCTTTAGGCTTCCTGAGCGTAAAATTAGAGAATCTACAAATTTAAGGCAGAGTTTGACAGACGAACAATTAAATATTTTTAATTCTGGCTACTCTTCTTTGATAGAGAAAATAAACAATGCTGAAGATTGCAAAATTTGGAGTGTGAAATGAAGAAAGCATTAGTGTGTGGAGCCGGTGGTTTCATCGGTGGTCATCTTGTTCGGTATCTAAAGTCGAAAGGATACTGGGTGCGTGGTGTTGATCTTAAGTACAACGAATTTCACAAGGTTGATGAAATGGCAGATCATTTTGTTATTGGAGACCTGCGAGATCCTTATGTTGTAGCGGCTGTAATCGACGAAGAAATGGATGAGATTTATCAGCTTGCTGCTGATATGGGTGGCGCAGGTTTCGTTTTTACCGGCGAAAATGATGCAGATATCATGCATAATTCTGCTATGATTAACCTTAATGTCGCCCATGAAGCAGCCAAGAAGAAGGTTAAGAGAGTATTCTACTCTTCTTCTGCTTGTATGTACCCAGAACATAACCAGCTAGATCCTGATAACCCAAACTGTGTTGAGGGTTCAGCATACCCAGCGAATCCAGATTCAGAGTATGGTTGGGAAAAGTTATTTTCAGAAAGACTATTCTTGGCTTTCATGAGAAACAAGGGACTTGAGGTTCGAGTAGCAAGGTATCACAATATCTTTGGACCATATGGAACTTGGGAAGGTGGTAGAGAAAAGGCTCCCGCTGCTTTCTGTCGCAAAGTAGCACAAGCCCCAGAAGGCAGTAAGATTGAGGTGTGGGGACCGGGTACTCAGACTAGATCCTTCCTGTATGTTGATGAGTGTGTCGAAGCCACTTACCGCTTGATGCAGTCTGACTTTACGGGACCAGTCAACATTGGTTCTGAAGAGATGATTGCTATTAACGATTTTGCTAGAATGGCTATACAAATTTCTGGCAAGGATCTGGAAGTTTACAACATCGACGGTGAAGAGTTTGAGGCTAAATACGGTCATCGCTGCCCAATCGGAGTCAACGGCAGAAACTCAGACAATACCCTGTATCGTGAAAAAATTGGCTGGGAAGTGTCAAGACCACTATACGAAGGCATGGAAAGAACATATAATTGGATTTCTCAACAAGTGGAGAAAAGTAATGGCTAGATGTTTGGTAACTGGACACAAGGGCTACATAGGCTCGGAGGTGTATAAGCAGCTTAAAAGTTTAGGCCATGAAGTCATGGGAATTGATCTTCAAGATGGTCACGATATTTTAGAATGTTTAAAGCCGGGTCTAGACGGCCAGTTTCATCCACACTGGTTTAATTTTAAGCCTGATTACATCTTTCATTTGGCCGCTATTCCAAGAGTTGCTTACAGCGTAGAGAACCCGATACATGTTATAGAAAACAATGTATTAAGTTCATTGTATGTTCTGGAATTTGCCAGAGCATGCAACACCAAAAGAGTAATTTATTCTAGCTCCTCGTCTGTATTGGGTGACGGAGATGGCCCGCAAAATCCGTATGGCTCCTCTAAGTACATGCCAGAGAGTATGTGCGGCGTGTGGTCTAGATTGTACGGTGTTGATACAGTTTGTCTAAGGTACTTCAACGTCTACTCCCCAGATCAAAAAGCTGACGGACCTTACGCAACAGCCATAGCAAATTGGATGCAGTTTATTAGAGATGGTAAAAATCCATTCATTACAGGGGATGGAACTCAGAGCAGAGACATGGCACACAAACTAGATATTGTCTCGGCTAACATCTTTTGCATGGAATATGGTGGTAAGTTTTCTGGTACTTGGTTTGATGTCGGAACAGGAGACAGTATTTCTTTAAATGATGCAAAAAAGATAGTGACAAAATACTTCCCACAAGTTATATTTGATTATATAACACCAAGACAAGGTGATGTTATGCATACGAAAGCAGATATAACAACCCTAAGAGATCTTGGTTGGTCACCAAAGCATGATATAATTGACGGTATATCAGAGTGTTTTTATTTACTTAAAAAGGAATTGGGATGAAAATAGGTTTAATTGGCAATGGGTTTGTTGGTTCTGCTGTATATGAAAACCTCAAAGACACCTATGACTTTGTAATCTTTGATAAGAAGCCTCAGTTATCTGACTGTAAAGAAGTAAGAGAGGTTGTGGAGCAATGTCAGGTCATATTTGTTGCCCTGCCAACCCCAATGTTTGAGGATGGCCGATGCGATCTGTCGATAATCCACAACGCGATGGATGAGATCTATTGTCACTATAATGACAATATTATTATCTTAAAGTCTACTGTTTTACCAGGAACATGTAAAGAAATTAAAAAGCGGCATCCCAATATCCGCATCGTATTTAGTCCAGAGTTTCTTACCGAAGCAAATCACATAGAAGACTTTAAGAACTGCAATAGAATGATTTTTGGTGGAGAACCAGAAGACACCGCAGAATGTGTAAGGTTGCTTCATAATGTGTTTAACGACAAGTATTATTTTACCACGGATTGGCACACGGCTGAAATGGTAAAATATTTTATCAATAACTTTTTATCTGTCAAAGTATCTTTCGCAAATGAAATGAGTCAGATTTGTAGTTCAACTGATATTAACTACGATGATGTGGTTCGTCTGGCTTTGTATGATAAGAGGATCGGAAAGAGTCATTTTCAGGTACCCGGACCAGATGGAGACTTTGGATTTGGAGGAAAGTGTTTTCCAAAAGATTTAAATGCGATGATCACATACTCGCAACAAAACAATGTTGATGCCAAAATGCTAAACGCAGCTTGGGATAAAAACATGGAAGTTAGAAAAGAACATGACTGGCATCGTATTGAAGGTGCTGTAACAAAGGAGTAAAAATGAAAGATATGCACTTAGCCGACCAGGCCCTCGGCGCACTAATGATGGCGCTACAGAAATCCCTAATGGAACAGTCAGACATTGTTCCAGTTCTAAAGGGCTTCAAGTTTCGCCTTTCAGAGCAGGGTTTGGTTGTTTTGAACCCCCCTCTCGTAAAGATGGGGCATGATTTTGATGAAGAAGGGGAGGAATGACTTGCCGCGTTATACTTATAGGTGCGATGCTTGTGCCGAGTATTTCGAAGTCTTCCATTCCATTCACGACCGTTTAACTGATTGTAAGTGCGGCAGTGAGGGCTCTCTAAAGAGGGTTCCTTCACTGCCTTTTCGTGTTTCTATAAACCAAAGCCCCCAAAAGCCTGGTGAAGTTGTTAGGGAATTTATCGAAGACACAAGGAGAGAGATCGAAGAGGAAAAAAGAAATATGAAGGGTGAACTTGATGATATTTGATGTTTTTATTGTTGTTTGTGCTATTTCCCTTGTTACGAATGCAGTTGGGATCTGGTACCTTAGGAATGTTTTGAGGAACTTTTACGATGTGACCTCGAACATGCGAGACCTAACCGAAGAGGTTATGGACTTTGACGAGCACCTAAACCAAGTTCACGAAATGGAAATGTTCTATGGCGACGAGATTCTTGGCGGCCTAATCGCTCACTCCCGAGCCCTCCGTGACACACTGGAGGACTTTGCCGACATCTATGCCCTCATTGATGAGGACTATGATGAGGTCGAGGAGGATGAAACAGAGGAGGTGCCTGATGATGCCGAAGCCAATGCCTAAGAGAAGCCGTAGAAAAGGGAGGATGTATTTTACCGTAGAGCACGAAGACGCAATAGTAAAATATGTTGCATCCAACTGCATAAGAGAGCGATCAGAACTTTACAATGAACTTATCGGTCCAGCGTTCAGCGAGATGGTCGACAAGATCGTTTATACTTACAAGTTCACAACTTTACCGAACATTGAGTCGCTACAAGACGAATGTAAGATCTACCTTGTAACGATCTTGCCAAAGTATAACAAGCAGAAGTCAAAAGCGTTCTCTTACTTTTCAGTCATTACAAAGAACTGGTTTATTCACAAGGTCAAGAAGCAGAGCAAGAAGCGCAGGACTGAGATGGAGATCGTTGAACAACTCCCAAAGGAACTTGAACTCAAGTACCTCTCAACCAGCAACCCCTACCCAAAGAAGCGAGAGCACGATGAGTTCTTCAGTTTTCTTATGAACGAGATCAACTCTTGGGAAGATGAGAAGATGAAAGAGAACGAAGAGAAAGTTTTAAATGCCGTGAAGATACTTTTTGACTCTGCTAATGACATAGAAATTTTCAACAAGAAAGCTATTTACTTATACCTACGAGAGATAACTGGCCTAAACACAAAGCAAGTGGTCAGCAACCTTAACAAGATGCGCGCAAAGTATGCAGTGTTTAAGGAAAAGTGGGACGAGGGTGAGATGTGAAAGATCTTGAGACATACCTTGAAACAGCCATAGACAACGTTCAAAATGACCGAGAGGTCACCAGAGAGCTTCTGGACGACGTGATGCGTTACCTCTCCAAAGACGAGCAGAGACACGCACAGGTCGGTGCGGTGGCTGCTAAGTATGTCGAGACGCTTCAGAGGAGCAACGAACAGTTGGTGAAGATCGCTGGCCTGGTTCATAAGCAGCAGTCAGGCGATGTTGGTCTATCCGACAAGGACAAGGCTGATATCTTCGATCTGTTGCAGGAGGAGGGCTGATGGCAGCCGGGTTTCCCCAAATAACCCCAGAGCAAGTAAAAGAGTTTGTTGACGGCCTCGGAGACTCGCTCGGAGTAGATGTAGCCGATCCGATCCTCAACCCTGGAATGATCATAGACAACCAAAAGGCGGTCTATGATGAACTGGTCAGCAATGCATATGCAACAGACAAGTTCAAGAATGTCCTAAACTTCAAAGCCATTGTTCTTTGGAAACTCAAAACACAGTCAGAGTTTTCTTTATTTTCTGCTCTACGAAGTTTGCTTCCTTTCCTTGATAGTCAGGGCTCTGATTCATCAACCTTCTTCATTTGCTACATACCAGAACTTCACGCTACAATGACAAACCCGCTTTATTTTGCTGGAGATCAACAGGAATACATAAGACGCATACTTCGGTTCCCATCCTTCCAAATAAGTTCTGTAGCGGACAAGACCAACAAAAGTTTGTTAGAAGAGTGCCCAGAGGGTTCTGTGGTAAATGTTCGTTTCACTGACAGCAACAGAAGGCTTGGGTATGTGACAGAACTCATAACAGAAGGAAACTGGTCGGAAGCGTTAAAGAATTCTGGAGTCTCTGACTCTTCACAGGTTTTTGCTTCTGGGGATGCAGTCGTTTCCGAAGACGCGGTAGCCTTTTACAACAAATTGAGATCATCCGGTGCTTTTCAGGGTTACAGCGATGCAATGTTGATGGGACTGGCAGCGAACGCGAAGCAGGAATCCAACTTCACTTCAAACGCAGCCGGCGACGCCAGATCGCCGGGAAACAAGGACCACCCAAGAACTATCACAACCGTTGATGGCGTGGGAGGAGTAGAGGCTGACTATTGTTCATTTGGCTATTTTCAGTTGAACATATGCCCTGACAACGCCGAGGGCTCTCGCTTTATAGAATTTTTTGGTCTTGATCGCAACAACAAGCAAGAAGTCCTTGATGCGATCACGAACGAAGAGAAGCAGTTTCAATTTATGGCGAACAGATTAACACAAATCGGAAGCATTTCACAGTACATCGGACAAGAAGTTGCCGAAGGTTACTCGGAGGAAGAGACTGCTGCCTTCTACGGCCGCCTCATAGCCAGAGACTTTGAGAACTGTTCTGCCTGCGCTGACGGCCAATCCGAGAACAGAGAAAGACAAGAACTTGCAGCGGCGCTCTACAGAGAGTTGAGGCAAGAGAACGAGGTTAACTCATAATGGGAAATAGAACAAGAAGTTACTCAAGATACACAGAGTCGCGCGCCGAGGCTTCTCGCGCCCTTGGACAACTTGAAGAAGAACAGGGGCCTACGCAATACGAAATAAATCGAGCAGAAGGTTTTGCGAGAGCCGACTTATCACAGGAAGTCTACACCGAAGAGCAACTACCAGTTCCCGAAACTTCCAAGAATCTTCTCCCTCCACCAGAGCAAGATACCAGAATCGGCGCCGTAGGCTCTAGCGACACTCTCGATCCTTATGATGGGAGCCTGGAGCCCTTTGAAAATGCTGGAATGCAAAACAAGAAACTCAAAGAAAAACTACCAGCCTACAATGCCTCGGACAGTGAGACGGTAACATCCGGCCAGAACAACACCCACATCATCCTCGGAAGAGATCGTTGGGGTGGCCCTGAGACCGGCTACGGCGGCCTGGGGCACACGCGAGCAGGTGCAATAGACATTGTGGTCGGCCTACAAGGCTGGAGCCCTGGTGAGGCTGGTAGGACCGGAGAGAGGGGTGAGTGGATCCCTGGGCGAGCAGATAAGAACTTTGGATCACTCAACCGAGACATCTCGCCGGGAGACGCGGCGCGAATCTACATTTCTCAAAGAGCCGACATTGACGACTACTTTGACATTTGTGATGGCTTCGTCGGCCGATCTTATTCTGACTCCGCGATTGCCATGAAGGCAGACTCGATCCGGGTCATCGCAAGAAAGGGAATCAAGCTGGTAACACAAAAGAATCCCCCAGGTCGCAACTCAATAAATGGAAAGATTGGGACAGTCTTTGGAATCGACCTAATCGCCGGCAACAGGGATTTCAAGACGGGACTGGAAGGACTGACCCTTGGAAACCCAGAATTCCCCGGTGGAAGAGAAATAAACTACCTACAGCCGATCCCAAAGGGTGACAACCTGCAAGAGTACCTTTCAAAGTTGCATGATAATGTTCAGTTGATAAACAGTATTTTGTCTGGGCTAATACGTATTACATGGAGTATAGCAGAAAATACCATCACACCAGACACAGTTATAAGCCCTGTCCCCGGAACCACTGCTCCAACACCAGTTGACTTTATGAACTATTTTGAGTATGTTCTTCTTTCCTTAAAACAGTGGTTCAAGTTGTGGGCCACAAGACAAGAGATGCTTGCTTACAAGATTGATTATTTGGAACCAGTCGGCGCGCTTTACATCAACAGCCGACACAATAGGACAAACTAATGACAATAAGAGTAAACAGAAGTGGCAGATCTGCCTATGAAGAGTTCGCAACAGAAGGAGAGTTAGAGGAACTCAGAAACTCTAACTTTCGTTTCGGCCAGGCTGGTTCGGCAATTGACCAAGCGGGGGCCGCCGACCAAGCGGGGGCCGCCCTCGATGTCCAGCCGCCACCTGCTCCTCGCTCATTGGGTCCAGATCCATTCAGCCCTGTCCTCACCGAAGCCGCCCTGGAAGAGGCTGGGCTTGATGTCGAGCGTTTCAAGTTCCTTGTTTGTGATCCGCGCCCTGGGCTAGAGGAGCCTGATCCATGTCCGATTTGTCGCCCAAACCCGTTTGCTTATGTCCCAGATTACCGAATGATGGGCGAAGGCGAAACCTTCTTTGACGGCAAGGACTGCACGCAATGTGTGGTTTACACCTTTGGTTCCCCGGCAGTTGAGGGTGGCGTTCCGATCGAGAAGTTCCAAAGAGATGGAAAGTTCATCAATGAACAGAAAGAGCGCGCTGTAAAGTACGCCCTTGACCTATTCAATAAGTCCGAGTTCATCACAGTTTACACTTATGTTGAGAAGCCCCCAAGAGTCGACAAATTCAATATTCTTGGAGGAGCAGCAGTTGGCGCAGTAGCCGGCGCCGCTTTGGGTGGCGGAATCCCTGGTGCGGTCATTGGAGCCGGCATTGGCGGCGTGGCTGACTTTATGATCCCTCCAAAGGTTCCTGGCTATGACTTAGAAACCAGAGAGGAAAATGTCGTCGATTCGCTTGTTGCTCTTGCAACAACAGAATATCATGTCCCAATCCAAAGAAAGTCTCGCACAAGGCTCCTAATCAAGATCCCAGTTGAGGTCTTTGACCGCTTACCGGAGCGCCTGGTCCAAGAGCCCGACACAGAGTTTGAGACAAAGTTAGAAGTCACTTACGAAGGAAACCAGTTTGTCCCTACCCTCCGTCGCATCTCCAAGGCTTTCAATGTCTACCACGGAGAATCAAAGCGGTGGGCGACCTACGAAGGCGGCCGGTTTGTCACGGCAACATCGTTCGCTGAATCATCAAACAACTCCGACACAAGGGAGCGCGTTTACTTAAACCTTGAGAAAGAAGCAGATCAAATAGACAGGTTCAGAGAGGCAGTGAAGGACTGGATTACCAGAAAAGAAATCGGGATGTCTTTCAGTCCTCTACGACCAAACCGTGTTCCAGAAAAGATCACGTTCAAGTTCAAAAAGAAAGACAACAATCCGGAAGAGATCGAACTAAGACAAGTTGTCTTCAACAAACCTGGCTGTGAAGATATTACGATCGGAAAGAACGGCCGCTACAAGGGCCTTTTTAGAGAACTAAACGCAACCATAAAGAGGATCGACTCAAGAACTCTTTACTACATCGGTTCAGGCCCAGAAATAGATGTCGATCTAACTGCAAGAACTCCCACACCTTGGCTACAAGTCGTTACCGACTACACCTATCCTCCGTTGGAAGTCCTTTACGGAAGCAATGGGAACACAATCTATGATCAGAACAGAATAGACAAGTGCCTCGTAAAAAATACGAGTGTTGATGAAGATTTTGATCAGTTGATGTCTGGCATCGAGGACACTCTTCTTGGTGCACCAGATGCATTCTTGCTGGCCTTTTCACAAGGTGGTGATCCTGAATCTTGTAATAAGGAAGAGGACGCGCTGAAAAAGGCAGGCCAGGCATTTGCAACAACACCTAAGCGAGCAGAGGAGATTCTAAATGCTTCTGTTGCTGAAGCGAAAAGAAAGATTGCAGTGTCCGATCCTTACCTCGCGATTGTTTTAGACGAGATCGGAGCAGCAGCAAAGGCAGCAAGATCTGATACAAACCAGTTTTTTTCGGAAGACGGCCTTGATTTTGGAGGCGCGTTCTCTGCCAGTAATGAAGATTTCGGAATAGAAAACACTCCCAAGAACAGAAGAGAGGTTAGAAGAAATTTCAGAGAACTCTACCGAGACAAACAAAAAGGCTTTATGGCTCGCGTCAATGACCGCATTGGTTGGTGTGGTTGGCTCGCACTTATCAAAGCAGCCGCTGACTGTGTTGCAAAAGGCATGGGAGAGGAGAGTTCAACAAAGGCTCTTGCAAAGGCTGCCTTTGGCGCGATGGACGATAACTACCTTGGAAGAACTTTCCTTGGTCTTCCGCCAGAAGAGCAACGCCGCATTGCAGACAGGATTGAGGCAGAATTAGGCGACGTTCCTGCACCATGGGACATCGGTTACCAAGCAGGCAACTATTCAGGCGGCACATTCTCACTAAGAGAACGTAAACTTGCAAACCAAATAGCAGACGGGACGTTACAGCCTGGGACTACTGAATATGAAGAGGCCATTGCAGAACTGGATTCTACTGGCTTCGACATAGTGGCACCCCCCGAGTTGGTTGATTTAGCAGGAAGGCTAAATGCAGGAGACTTAGGGGAAAATAGTTCTCCGACTAATTTCGATGCCTATTCACAACTATTGTCAAGCGGCTTTTACGAGACGGCGCCAAATGCCAATCCAGCAGTTGGTTTTTATGCGGTTCAACAGACTTCAGAGTCAGAACAAGAACTCCTACAAAGACTAAAAGATTTCAACAAAAACTTTGTCTTCGACAGTGAAAGTGTCGGCGGCTTCGGCCTGGACTCGGAAGGTGAACTTGCTTTCAACCAACGAAACCCATCACAAGGTTCAGGCGGAACTTATGGTGAGGCTTTGGGTAATATCCAAAAAGAAATTGTAGATGCTTACCGCAGAGTGATCCTTGACATGGTTGGGGCGGACTCTTTGCTTCAGACAATGAATAGGATCCCAGGCGCACCCATTGTCGCAAGACTTCTAAAAAATAGTCCTTGCAAAATCAATTCCCCAATCAAGGCGAACCCAAGGCTTGACAACTTTCTAAACACTTTGGAGTTTGATATTTGTCAGTGGGATGCCGATCTTACCCTTCCAGTTTTCTCTAAGGGCGACGGCATTGGTGCTTTCTTACAGGATCTCACCACAAGGCTCCTGCTTGCTCTTGTAAATGCTATCATCGACACTGCTCTTGCTATTTTCGCGCAGATTCTAAAGTTCATCCTCGACAAACTGCTTTCCCTTGCGTGCGAGACTCTCGCTGCTCTTGGGGCAAACTTGGCTGGTCTTGCTTCCGGCAACAACCAGTTTCTAAACCTTCTCCGCGAAAACCTTTGCCCAGAGGCGACAGAAGAGGATCTACTTGAATCCCTACAGAAACTGTTCTCGGTTCTTGGTGGCGACAACTATCCATGCTTGCAGGAACTCTCTAACCAAGAGATGGCAAACTTCATCGAAGACATGTCCCTCATGCTTACACAGGGACAACTTCTTCAACTCCTTGCTGGCGAGGCAAACGACGAGACGATCAGGCTTGCCCTTGAAGTCGCAGCAACCAGCAACTCTCCTTGCATCCGTGATGTGTTTAGTGACCCAGGATCTATTCAGAATTTCTTCCCAGCCCTCGGCACATTCATCCCAGATCTCGATCGTCTTCGCGATGTCATAGGAACAACCCCGGCTGCTCTACAACCCATTTACCCGTGTGCCCCAGAAGTCCTAACAAGGATCGATGATCTACGCTGTGATCTTCTCGGACAGAAGGGACTTACAAAACGCCAATGCCGCGAAGAGTTAGACAAACTAAAGGACCAGGCGGTTCAGGATCTCCAAGATCTCCTTGACCTCCTACAAAACGGCCCAATGTCTAACTTCCCGCCACTCAACAGTGAGCCTGGTGCTGGTTGTCCGCCAAACGGCTTCCTCCCAGCAACAGATCCGTTCCTTGCAGACGCAAACTCCCAGGTTACAAATGTGTTATTTGACAGAGTTGAGGAAGCACACTTGCGAGACCTTATGGGGAATATCAACTTTTTCACAGGCCATGGTGGTGTTCTAAATGCAGTCCTCTCTGACACGATGGGGCGCCCGTTCAAGAAGCACAACTTCGTGATCAGAAACTTTGGTGCTCCGTTGGCAGAAGACCTTGGATTCTTTGAAACTTACAGCGACAGCGCTGTTCGCGCCCCCGGCTCAACTGGAAAGGGTACACCGATAGACATTTATGGTAATCAGCTTACTGATGACGAACTCGGAAACTTTGCTAACTACTCCAGAGGCGGCTACCCTCCAACAGTCGGCGCCTGGCTTGCGCAAAACTACAGAACATTTGAGCCAGAGTTCAAGACCGTCAACATTCCGGGCGGCTACGACAGCATTGACGAGGCCCTAAGGGAACTTGAAAAGATAGAAAAGAAGAACAGAGAAAGAATCAAAGCACGAAAGAAGTACCTAAGGCTTTGGATTGATGAGTTCAACTATGATAGAAGAACGACCTGGCCACAAAAATACCAAAGAGCAGCAGATGAACTATTAGTCGGCGCCGAAAGGGAAATCTTTGGACCAGACCCGACAAAAGAGACAATCGGACACAAGGTCCACTCCCCAGAAGAGAGAACATTTAATGCCCTAAATGGTAAGAATTTAAGTGTTGCCGGCGTCTTATCAGGAAACAAAAAACCAAAAAATTGGGATAAAGATCTACAGAGGAAGTTAAAAGATATCAGAATTGAAGGAAAAAGGTTTGACCCTGAGGAGCACAACTCTTTTGTTGAGGCTTTCGGCAAAAAGGCAAGACTCCTACAACCGCCAGACACTTCTTCCGCAGATGTTCGTTTAAAGTACGAGTCTTTCCCAGTTGAAAACAACAAAGGAGAGAGCTTGGGCTCCCCTTACGCAGTTTCCGTGGAATATGATTATAACTTGTTTGATGAAGACGGGGAGTTGATCAAAGATAATGTTTACAACCTCAAAGTTGTTGAAGAGATTAGGAGTGTCAAGGGCGATCCTTTAAAGAAAAATGAAATAAAGAAGGTTGGGCCTGACCTACCTCCCGAGTCGATCCTTAACGATGAGTACAGTTTCACAAGTTATGACCTTAAGATCAGAGGAACTGATGACCAAGATGTTGTAAGACTTCTTGAATCGCTAGATGTTTCAAACGACATTCCAGATTCTTACCAGATAGAATATCTTTTCAGATATTTTGAAAGCATCTATCAAGAAGTAACAGACAGCACAGATAGGAGAATAAGAGAGGTTTCATCGGAGGCAGGGCTAAGAAGATACTTCAAGGGTCCAAAATCACCAGATGAAAAAATAAATGTTTTTGACTCCATAAACTCTGGTTTCTTGCAAAGGCTTTCTTACCTTATTTCAACAGGCCAAACAGGAAAGGGTAATAAGGGTCAAAAAGCACCTGAAGACTATGATGTTGGTAAAAGAAAAGAAAACCAAAACAAAGACAGAAGAAACAAAATCGACCTAAACCAGTTTTCAAAGGCTTTCAAGTTTGGCTATGACCCCTACAAACAGCCAAAAATACAATACATGGATGCTGAAAAGTACGGTGGCCTCCTGGGCAAGAGGGATCCAAAGAACGCTCCACGACCATTCTATGTCCAAGCCCGTCGTTATGACGGCTGGATGGACATAGCAGAGGCTCTCGTTCCAGAGTTGGACGGCTGTGAACCATCGTCAAGGCCGATCTTTGAACTGTCTGATGTAAAAGAGGTTGTCGATAATTTCACAAACACAGTCCCAAGAGATGAGCGACTCCAAGGAGATCCGCTATGTGCCGTTGAGGCTCCTTTTGACAGGATCTTGGCACCGGAAGACGCCGGCCGAATGGAAGGAGCAATCCGAGCAATAATTAGGATCTATGCTCTCGACGTGTTTCTTCGCGCCACACCCATTTTCACGGCTTTTGAGATCAATGATGTAAACTACGACAACTTGCTTGAGTCTTTCATCGCAGAAAGAATGAGGCAGGGACTTTACCAGGACGGTGTTCGTCGTTCAAACGCCACAGACGAAGAATACTACTTCCGCTTCATCGAGCAGGTTGTCAACAACACGGTAAGGAAGATTGATGCTGGAATGCTTACAAGAGAGAGCGAGTCCGGCGCCGCAGATGGAGACTTTAGTACGGCAGAAGAAGAGGCCCTCAATAAAATCATTCGAACTGTTAACGGCTTTTATAGAGAGTTTGCCGGCCAGCCGGAAGTTCTTTCTGATGTTGCCATCAAAACGCAGGATGCATTCAAAAGATTCTTCACAACACCGGCTTCGAGCAAGGTCATTCAGGTGGGCTCAGGAAGTTCCAGATTTAGCAAGGCTCAGGCAAAGGCTGCCAAGAAATTGGCGTTTGAGCAGACATTAAGAGAGAACGAAGCAGACGCCCTCATCCTTCTTGGTCCTTACATCAGAGAGGAACTTGAGGCTCTAAAGAGTAAGTTTGTCTCAACTCTCCCTGCTCTTGTGACAAACGTGGACCACCTTTTCTGCGTAAACAACGAGTGGATCCGAGGTTCAGTATTTGAAGGCGGCCCATTCGATGTCCAGTCGGATCCGAGAGACGGAACGACACACAACATCCAAAAGTTGAAGACCAACGGCGAACTTCGTCCAAAGGGTTTCAACCCTAACTTCAAACGCTCCCAGCCAGACACGGAGTGGCCATTTGTTCTTGAAAAGTACATCAAGATCGAAGACAAGTCGCGCCGAGTCAAGGGGGTTTCAAAGCGAGCAGAAAACCTTTACAATGTTGTCAACATCAACGATTGGGATCGTTATGTCAAGGAAAAGAAGGCGGAAGGTCTAAAGGGCGACATTTCGGAGTTCTGGGGCGAGCCAACACCTTCTGGCGAGACCGAGTTCATCGAAAACCACAACCACACCTACGAAATTGACTTCAAGGGCAACGGAAGAACGTCAGTTCACACCGACGCTCTCGGCAACACTCACTACCACGAGATTGTAAACGGGGAAGTCCAGAGGTCAAGGCTAAACACAGAAGACAACGGACACGTTCACAACATTCCGGTCGAAGGCTGGAAGTTTGGTTTGAGAATCTGCTACATGCCGACAAGGGCGTCTCATGGGCCATTCGTTGAAATGAACAGAGAACTTATAACGCAAGAGCAGATCATGAACAACAAGGCTTTCAGAGTAACAAGCAAGAGTGACAACAAAAGAGTCCTAATCCCGATCGCTTCCGCTGAACTCCCAATTCCAGATCAGGAGTTTACCAACTTTGATCCAAACTCTTACGATGTCTACTGTCTCATTGAAGAACTCGTAAAGACCCCAGAGTACAAGACATTGTTCAAGTACATTTTCCCCATCCCAAGATACACCTCGCTCCTCGCAGTCCACAGCACCATGTCATTTTTTGACGCCATCGGCAACAGTGGCTGGCCAAGCGAGGGTGGAGACATGTGGGAAGTTGCCGGCGGTAGAAAGGGCAAGAAGTTTAGAAAGTGGGTTCGCGGCCCGCAGGCTTTCAAGGATTCAAGACAAAAAGCAAAAATCCTTTTCACAAGCCTTTATGAGTCATCGCAGGCCATTGATTTCGATGCTGGCAACCCAACCGACCCTGAAAGAGGTCCAGATTCTATTAGAGAACTAATTAAACCAAAGGTTAACTTCGAAGACGGCTTACGTTGGTGGGAGAGAGGAAGACTATTGAGTCGCCCGTTCAACAAGGACGGAGAGGAATGCGAATAAAGGAGGAGAGTTATGGCAGAGGGACTATCTGTTGCGCTACCACTTAGAATAGATCCGATTGACGGCGCTTACGGGCTGAATAGGACGCTTACGCAAGTGGCCGCACAAAACTTGCGAATGGTTATTTTAACTTCTCCTGGGGAAAGAATAATGTTCCCAGAATTTGGTGTTGGAATAAGAAGATACCTATTCGAACAGAACACAACGTCAACATTGGGGGTGATACGAAGCAGAATAGAACAGCAGGTGTCAACATATCTCCCTTACATTAGGATCCTAGATTTGAGCGTTGACAGTCCGGAGGTCGTCGGCTCCGTAGTGGAGACGGATAAATCAAGAGTCCTCATAAGAATTCGCTATTCAGTCCCATCAGCCAATGTTGTTTCGGACCTAACTATTCCTGTTTCAACTTAAGTTTTATACTATTTATAACTGGAGAACCTTTTAGATGGCCAAAAGAACATTTCCTATTGACTACACAAGTCGCGACTTTAGTTCTATTCGCGATGATCTCATAAATTACACAAAGAGATACTACCCTGACACTTTCAAAGACTTTAGCGAGGCGTCTTTTGGTTCTCTAATGCTCGATACAGTCGCCTACGTCGGCGATATTATGTCTTTTTACCTTGACTATCAGGTGAATGAGTCATTCCTTGACACCGCCTCAGAATACAACAATGTTCTTCGCCTTGCAAGACAGGCGGGCTACAAGTTTACAGGACCAAACTCCACAACAGGGATGGTCTCGGTTTATGCCGTCGTCCCGGCAAACTCGGTGGGCCTTGGGCCAAACAACGACTACTTGCCCATCCTCAAGAGAAACACGACCTTCTCCTCCACCTCGGGTGCAAGTTTCATTCTTCTGGAAGACATCCGTTTTGACGAGCCTTCTAACGATGTCGTCGCAGCAAACATTGATGACGCAACAGGAAACCCATCAAACTATGCAATAAAGGCAATGGGACAGGTTATTTCAGGCGAGTTTGGCGTAACAAATATTGACATCGGCGCGTTTGAGCGTTTCAAAAAGGTCCGCATAAGCGAGCCGAACCTAGTTGAAATCATCAGTGTTTTTGATTCGGAGGGTCACGAATACTTTGAAGTCGAATATCTTTCACAAGATGTGGTCTACAAAGCAGTCCCAAACAGAGACGAGAACACCAGGGACAATGCCCCTTCTCTAATAAGACCTTTCAACGCAACTCGTCGTTTTACAGTCACCAAAAACAGAAGAACAACAACATTACAATTTGGCTTTGGTTCCGACACAGAGATTGCAACACCTGGCCTCGCTGAACCGTCAAATGTTGTCCTTCAAAGGCAGGCAAAGAACTATGTCACAGACGCCATTTTCGACCCATCCGATCTTGTGGGTTCAGACAAGTTGGGCATTGGGCCAGCAAACACAACTCTAACCATCACTTACAGGCTGAACACGTCGAACAACGCCAACGCAGCCATCGGAGCGGTCAACAGGATCACGAGCACACTCGTTGAATTCAACAACCCAAGCATAGCGAACGACTCAACAGCAAGAACAGTTGCTGCTTCCTTTGAGTGTTTCAACGAAGA